ATGGCTACCATCATTAAAAGAGGGGATAAATGGCGAGTACAGATTAATAAAAAAGGTATTCGTAAAAATGCTACTTTTTCAACTAAGGTAGAGGCGAGTAGATGGGCTATAAGTGTTGAATCTCAAATTGAAGCTGGAGAATATAGCTCTATCCCTAAGATGACTTTTGCAGAATTAATTGATAAATATGTTGCGGAAGTGACTGTAAATAAAGGTGGAGCAAGAGAAGAAAGTTTGAGATTAAATCGTATTGCTAAAACACCTTTAGGGCGTGTTGAGCTAGAAGATTTAAACAAAGAGCATTTTGAGAAATGGCAAAACAAGAGATTAACCGAAGTATCTGTTTTAAGTGTTCTTCGAGAAAGAGTTAGTTTATCTGCCGTTGTTTCACAAGCAATTAAGTGGGAGTTTCTAAAAAGTAATCCATTATCCCTTGTTGATAAACCAAAAGAGCCACCGCCACGGACAAGGCGTTATTCTCAAGATGAGATAGATAGATTGCTATTTGTGTCTGGATTTGATTTTGATAAGCAGCCAGAAACAATGATTAGTCGAGTGGGAGCGTCTATTCTATTTGCTATCGAAACAGCTATGAGGGTCGGTGAGATTTGTAATTTGAAATGGGAAGATGTTGATTTTAATAAATCAACAGCATTTTTACCAAAAACTAAAAATGGCTTTGCGAGAACAGTTCCTTTATCTTCTACTGCAATTAAGATTTTGCGTCATTTGGAAAAAGTGAAATCTGAGTGTAATCAAACTGTTTTTCAAGTTAAGTCAAGTTCTCACGATGCAATCTTTCGTAAGATGAAAGAGTTGGCAGGCTTGGCAGATCAAGATTTACATTTCCACGATACAAGACGGGAAGCCTTATCTCGATTAGCTAAAAAAGTAGATGTGATGACATTGGCTAAAATATCAGGGCATAGGGATATTAAAATATTATTGAATACTTATTATGCCCCTGATATGAGTGATGTTGCAGGGATATTAGGTTAAATTCTATTTTTCTTTTGTTTGTGCCTTTCAAAGTAAGAGATAACCTCTGTTTTTATGTATAGTTTTTTGGGCTTAGCTCCATCTTTTCCAGGAATATCCACAGGGGCTGGAAAACGAGGGTCTGTTACGATATTTTCATAAACGTGCCTATAAGATAGGTCCATATAATTAGCAACATCCTTAATGCTCCACAAACCTTTTTCTATTTGAGGACTCAGTAGTAATTCTTCGATAGCACATAATTTTTCAAATACCTGTTCATTAGTTACGATGTTTTGTGTTTCCATCTTTTTCCTCCAATAAAAAACCTAGCTTTCGCTAGGCTTGTTCGTTGATCCATTCTCTTAGGTTTTTCCATTTTTGGTAGTAGCACTGGTCGCCTAAGTAGCAATATCCTCTATTGTCTCTTAGGTCGTCTTCGTGGGATTGTAGAGCCTCATCTAAATCTCGAATGATGATGGCTTTGGCGTGTTTGGTAAGGTCTTGCCAGTGTTCACGAATAAACTTCACGCAATCTATCACGGCAAAGGTTCTACGTCCCATACAGTAGCGTAATGACTGTATGGCGAGCGTTTGAAAAGTGCGGTGGTTTACGCTGATGGTTTCGGTCATTCATTTTCTCCTATAAGTGGGTTATTTTCGGGTTTCGCAGATGTAGCCGTCGCAGTCGTTGTATAACTCGAGGTGGTCGGCTACGAGGTAGAAAGCGGTTAAAAATAGTAGGATTTTTGCGTATTTCATCGTCATTTTCTCTTAATTTGGGTGTGGGGAACCGCCGCACGATTTTTGCAATGTGCGGTCGGTGTTGGGTTGTGGTTAAAATCTTGCTAATCGTTGTTGATTAAGCTGGGGTAAGACTTGTTCAATAAAAGGGTCAAGCCATACGTTAAATTCGTGTGCGATGTCGTATGCTTTCCCTGCGATGTCATTTCTAACATAACGTGGAATGCCTAAATCTTCGTACAGTTTACGATGAAATACTTCGACTTCCTTTGCAAAGGCTCTGGCTCTTACAAGATATTTGGCGATTTGTTCTGCATCTAAACCTGCAATGGTGATGTCTTTTTTACTGCGGTCAATCGGGCGGTATTGATTGCCGAGTGTGTTTAAGAAGTTAATAACGTGTTCAAACATTGTTTGCGGTAGTTGGTCATACTTCGCTACGTTAAAAGTGCTTTTGAGCCGAGAGTAGATTTCTTGCCAGTGTAATCCTGTTCGATAGTGAGCCTGTTGTACCGCTTCCTGTATAGCTCGTTGTTGCTCTGGGGTAATTGTAAGCGGTGCGATTTGTTGTTCATTTTGCAAAATCTCACGGTCGAGAATATCCAACACCCATTTGCGAAAATCTTTGGCGACTTTGGTACGGGCGAACATTGCGATTAGGTGACAACCACGCAGACTGAAAATTCTCTGCTCAATTTGGCGGTTAGAACCGTTAATGCCATTCGTAGTCAATTTGACTACGGTTGTCATATCGGCAGTAAATTCATCAGCATTTCTTTCATAAATTTTAGCAATAGAATTAGTATGTTGATATTGTAAAGCTAATGCTAAATCACTTGATGAAATATAAGTTTGGTTGTTACGTTGGATCGCAGTTAATGCTACGTTTTGGAAAGTAAGTTGATTTGACATAATTTTGTACCTTTCGTTTTAGTTCAGTAGTCGATCACTTAGTAGGTGATCGGGCTTCAACTACCAACGAAAGATGGCGGAGCTTATTTCCACAAAGGTATTGTATTAGGCTCTCTCGACCCGATCATAACTGATCGCTACCTAAATTTTAGGTACAAAAAAACCGCTTTGTATCGGAGCGAGTAACCGACTTTCGTTGTGTAGTGCGGTTATCTTAATCCGAAGGGGGGCGGTTTGTCAAATAAAAAAGCCCACAAAATAAATTGTAGGCTTTCTTTAAATTTCTGTTGATTTGTATGTAAACATACTATATAATAATCTCACTTTCAAGGGATAGCTTGAAAGTGAGTGCGAGGCTTAATCCTCACGCTTGAAGAGGAAAGAAATATGTTAATTCGCATTTTCCTTATTATCGTGTTACTTAGTGTTAGCTTGCCGGCATACTAATTAACCGATAGTAAACTGGGGGTGAAAGCTCCCAGTTCTTCAACACTTCAAATCATAGGATTTTATTATGGCTCTGTCAAGAACTGAAATTAACGCTCGCAGTGAAGCTAAACGTGGGATTGTTACCAAGTCGTTTAAAATTCATCAATCAGTATCAGAACAAATCGACCGCTTAGCCGTTGAGCTAGGCATTTCAAAAGGTAAAGTGCTTGAGCAGGCGATTGAACTCTTCGAGCAATCTCAAAAAGGGGCGTAATGCCCTTTTTTGTCAAATTATTCTTTTTTCTTGAAAAGCCAATAGGCTGCAATAGTGTATAAACCAATTATAGTAGCTGTAGTTGATGTAATAAAGGCAATCATAACAGAACTATCTAGTTCAAATTTTAATGCTTCTAAACAGGGAGGTGTTGGAAACCACCATAAGCGTTTTAAACCATTTGATATTAATACGAAAGCCACAAGGCTAGACCAAACACAGGTCAAAATGAATAGCTGTTTTAAATGCTTTTTACGAATACCATGTAGTTCATTATTATTTTGTTTCTCAAGTAGTTTATAAGCTTTTTCAATTTCTTCTAAGTCTTCTGAACCATCAATAATACGATTTAAAGGGTTTTCCTCATTTCTAGCTCTAGCTTGTTCAGGCTTGACATTAAAACGATTCATTAGATAAGTCTCTTATAATATTCTCGAGTAATATTATCTGGAATTTTGCCAAATTTATCGTTTTGCCAAACTTGATCCCAAGGTGAGCCTGTATTATGTGAAATATCTGAGAGTTGGTATGCTGTATGGTGTTTATAAGCATTCCAAACACTTTCAATAATTTGATTTTCATCAGAATCTTTTATTATTTCAGGAATTCCTGGTAATGACTCTGGGACAGGGTTTTTTCCATAAAATTTAAGAGTATTATATAAAACTGAATACACGGGTCCAAAAGTCCATGCTTTTACTTCATCACTCGTAAGTGGTCTATCTAGAAAAGCCAATGTATAGCCATGAGCAAAAAAAACGAGTTTTTGCAATTGCATATTTGTTAGTTCTTTTCCTTCATTTTGGGCAAGCTCAATGAAGGCATTTGCAACAGATAACGAGGAATAAGCCATAAACATTTCTCAAAATAACGGTTTGGGTGCAGAAAAAACACCTTAAAAATCAGTAACTTTTACCGAATGATAAGGCTTTTGAATTTGTCAAGAGCTTGACAAGTGAAAATATGATATAACAAAACTTAAGTTTAAAAAAGACTGTATGTTGTCTTTTCGGTTAAAATGTTGACGCTTGTCAATATCAAAAGAAAACCGCCCATAAAGAGCGGTCTGATTTTGTTAATTATTCACTTTTGTTGCGCTCAATCAATTTATATTGACGGAAGAACGCTTGGGCAGCAAAAGCTACTGCAATGCCTACGATAATACCTAAAACAAACATTGTATTTACTCCTATGGTTATATATTGAGGCATATTATTGAACCTTCACAAACGGCAAAGTGCCATTTGGTGTCATTGTGGTTGGTAGCACACCATTCCATTTTTCTGCGGCGGTAAGCTCCACTAACTGTCGATTTTCTTTCAATGCCTCGCCTTTTGCTCGAATTGCTGCTGCCTCAGCCTCGCCAGCTAAGCGAACTTTTTCCGCATCAGCTTTAGCCTGAATAACTTCAGCATCGGCTTTAGCCTGTGCGTTTACTTTGACGATTTCCGCTTGTTTTTGTTGGATAATCAGCTCACGCTCAGCCGTTTGAATAGCGACATTTTTCTGTACACTTTCTTCCACTCGTTTTTCATACTCTTTCGAGAACTGAATAACAGATTGCACCGAAACGATTTCAATCGGGTAGCCTTCAACGGCTTTTCGGATTTGAGCGGTAATATCAGTGGATAATTGCGCTCGATTTTCAAGGGCCTTTTGTGCAGTGTAGTTACTGAAAACAACTTCTAAGGCTTGACGACTACGAGGCTCAATTAACTGAGACGCCATATTTTCTGTGGTGCGGAAGTTTTTATACACGGCAATAGGGTCGGTTAATTTATAGGAAATTGTTAATGCCGTTGTTACTGTTTGTGTATCTCGCGTGTACGCGGACACACCAGAAATTACATCGCCATTATCGTCAAATTGACCGATACGAGCTTTCACTTCACGCGTAGAGAAAACAACATCATCTTCTAACCACGAACGCCAATGTAATCCAGCACCTTTTTGTTCAACGATTTCGCCATATTTAGTCACAAGCCCTAGTTCGCCCTCATCAACAGAGAACGGTGAGCAAGCTGAGATACTTGCGACTAAAATAGCTAAAGCAGAAAGTCTGCACATTTTTTTCATTGAGTTTTCCTCTTTGTTTAGTTAATAAAAAAGCCCACGTTTGTGGGCATTTGTTTCTCAAATTTAACGGATTTTGATTAACAACAAGATTTGTTAATCATTGGTGATTGGCGGCGGGAGTGGTTGCCAAAATTTAATTTCACCGCTATAACGATAAATGGCATTCCATTCTGCATTATCTACGTGTTCAAAACGGAAACTAAATAAAGCTCTGCCGTCTGGTACTAAATCAGCTTTCGCAATTCTTGTTTCGCCATTCCATACAATGAGAACTTCTTGCCCATCATCAGGCAATCTGTCATCAACACTAATCCAGCCGTTGTTTTCTTTAGTCATTTTTAACCTCCTAAAATAACAAAACCGCACTAGGCGGTTAGGATATATATTTACAAAGTTGAGTAACTAGGCAATTAATATTTATAAAGCATAGAGCTATCCAAAATAGAGTTGCACCTAGTTTTTGTTTGACTACACTTAATGTCAGTTTGATGATGCTGAGAATTAAGCATAAACACGTTAATGAAATCAACCAGCTCATCTGCCTAGTCCCCATTAAAAATTAAACCCTTGCCCGTGTGTTACGACTTTTTCGATTTCTTCGAAACGACGGACCTGAAATTGCTCAAACTCTAACGCTTTGGCTAGGCTTTCTGCTTTGGCTTTGATTTGTTCTAGTTCTTGCTGTTGCTTGAAATTCTGTGCGATAAGTTCTGAAACGTGTTCGTTTGCTCGAATAAGGGCAAGGGCTTGCCGTGAGCAGAGCGTTACATAATAATTTAACTGCTTACGCAGTTTGAAAGGATTGAGTGTTTTCATAACGGTTCCTTTGTAATAAATAGAGTGGGGTGTAGTAGGTATCTATTACGTTATTTGCAATAGGATTTGCGTGTTGAATGATGGCGGATATACCCAAGAGTGAAAGTTGCACATAGCACATCTGAACACTTTTTAAGTCGATATCTTGCGCAATAACGAGTAATTGTTGCTGCGGATTATAGCCTTGTGATTTTAATGTTTCGCAAAAGCTGATAATTAATGCACCGCTTCCACAAGTGGGTTCGTTTAGGGTGAAATAGCCTTTCTCACTTATTTCGTTTGGTGCAATAAGTATATTTGCCATCACTTGACCAGTAGAAATGGGCGTAAAACATTGTCCACGTTGTTTGTTGGCAATTTGTAGCTTCATATAGCATTGCCCTAACACATCTTGAGGTTCTTCTTCTAAAAGATTAAGAAGAATTTGTCCCAGCTGATGAAATTGATACATCTCATCATCGGTGTAGCGTGATTTAATGGAGAAGTATCTTTCATCACGATCTTGAAAGGGTTTGCTAATGGCACAAGCGCAGATTTCAACAAAGTCTTGAAACACTCTTAAATTGTCATGTTTACGCCCCATTGTTTGGATAATAGAGAGTAATTCATTCACATTAAATATTTTCCAAAAGCGCAGATAGTGCCGCAGGCTCTACTGCAAAATCCCAATACATTGTACTTGAGGCTCTTTTGTTGTCGGGATCTGAATTGATGTTTACTTGGGTTTTATTTTTAGGCAATATCTCTCTAGGGAGTAGGAGAATACGATAGCCACTCGGTGGGTCATCACTTTTTTCAACTTCATCATCTGAAGCAAAAAGGCAAAAGAAATCCGGTAAGTTATCAGGATCGTATCTTAAAGCATATTGCTTCGAGCCTCTAACTTTCCTAACCGATGAATACTTCACGTCAATCTCTTTGTTGTTTACAACAAAATCAAAACGAGGATTATTCATTTGATACTGCATATTCATATCAATAGCAGAAGGGACTAAACGTTTAAATTCATTCTCCGCCCAATCTCCTTTTAAACCGGTTTCTGCTCGCTCTTTATAACTCGCCCAGTTTGGGGATAAATTTAACTGTTCAAGGGTTTTTGCCACAATCCACACGGTCAAACCAACATCTTTTGTGATTTCTTTAAGGTCGCCATTGTGTTGATAATAACTATCCAAGACACGATATTGTGTTGTCTCCGTTTGTTTGATAAAACCGTGATACTTTAATGTAAGGTAAACGATGCCTGCCCGTAGATTTAAGGCGTCAGCAAATTTCGCTACATCCGCATAGGACCTATAATGTTCTTTTGCCGTTTTAAGCAACTGCTGTTCTTTGTCTTTATCTGCGATAATTCGTCTTTTTTGTGGTTGCAAATAAGGCTCAATATTTTCTGTCATTATTAACTCCATAAAAAAACTCACCTAGATAGCGAGTTAGTTAAGAATTCTACTTTGAGCAACTTCAATCAGCAGTTTGTATTCGTGATGAGTTTTGTCGTCGTGGACTTCTTTTGATTTTGATAAAAACTCGTCCACCGTGCCTGTAAAGCAACCACGAGTAACAATTAACCCAAATTTTCCATTAAAGACCGTAAGCGTTCCATTTTCTGAACCAACATTACTTGCCCAAAAAATCATTTTGCGTTCAGAGATAACTGCAAAAGATCTCACCCGAGCGTCACCGCTCACCCGAGCGTCACCGCTCACCCAAGCATCACCGCTCACCCAAGCATCACCGTACACCCGAGCATCACCGTACACCCGAGCATCATCGAACACCCGAGCGTCACCGCTCACCCAAGCATCACCGTACACCCGAGCATCACCGTACACCCGAGCATCATCGAACACCCGAGCGTCACCGCTCACCCAAGCATCACCGTACACCCGAGCATCACCGTACACCCGAGCATCATCGAACACCCGAGCGTCACCGCTCACCCAAGCATCACCGTACACCCGAGCATCACCGTACACCCGAGCATTACCGTACACCCCAGCGTTACCGAACACCCGAGCGTTACCGTACACCATAGCATTATCGTACACCCAAGCATTACCGCTATGATCTAAATTCTTTTCGGTTTCGATATAACCGCCTAATTGGCCTGCTCCAACTAAACCAAATGTAATAAGTGCTTTAATTCGGTAGAGCGTTCTGCCGTGATGGTTTACTGTATCGTCTTTGAGTAGTTCGTATTTCTTTTGTGTTTGTTCTGTCATTGTTGATTTCCTTGCAATAAAAAACCGCCTGTATTGCTACAAGCGGTTGGTTTTCGTGAAAATTCAGTAAATTTAGCTAATATTCTCTACTAGTTTTGTATCTTTTTAGAGCTTCTAATAAATCCTTTAATTCTTCTTTTTCTTCATCATTTAAACCTTCTGCTCCATATTTTTTATAAAGCTCATCTATATTTGTTATTAGATATTCAAAATATTCAGGTTTATCCTGTGGTATTTCAGGATATAACCTCCAACCTTTGCGTATATCATTCAAATACCAGACTGTACCATCATCACATAAAGCAGAGATATTGGAACACTCTTCCATAGCACTTTCACAAATCTGGATAATCTTTCTTGTCATTTTCTCTCTCCAATCAAAACGCCCTCAAAACTAAGGGCGTTAATTAAACTCAAAACAGTATTTCATCATCAAAGTTATTTGCTGGCAGACGTTCATCATCAGCATAACCGTCCCATTCTTTTTGTTTTGTTTGTTGTTGCTGTTTTGGCTTACCCTGTGGTTCTTGTGCCCAGTTGTTGTTACTGTTACCACCTTGCGAACTACTGAGCATTTCGAGTTTGTCGGCGATAATTTCAGTGGTGTAGCGGTCTGTACCGTCTTGCGCTTGCCATTTGCGGGTACGAAGTTTCCCTTCAATGTAAACCTTAGAGCCTTTCTTTAGGTATTGCCCCATAATTTCGGCTAATTTCCTAAAAGCGATAATGCTGTGCCATTCGGTATTTTGCTTTTTCTCGCCCGTTTGTTTGTCGGTCCATTCTTCCGATGTGGCGACACTAATTTTAACGACGGGGTCACCGTTTGGCATTGTTCGCATTTCGGGGTCATTGCCGAGATTGCCGACTATAATTACTTTATTCACACCTGACATTACATATACTCCCGAATGATTTGTTGATAATAATTTTGTGCTGCTTCGAGCCTTTCTTGGATTTTGGCAATCACTTCTTCATCTCGCTTGATGGTGACGGTGGTAATTCGCTTGGATTGTGGAATTTGCTCTACAAGGTCGATTAACTTTTCGCTGTTGTCGTAGCTTGAGATTAAATCAAGTGGAGTGGGGAAGAGTACAAAGTCGATTTGTGCCTCTTCGCAATCCCAAAGCCACATATAACCTTGCATTTGGTAGTCATAACCTGCTTTTTTGGCTTTTTCTTCGGCTTCGTCTTGGAAAAAGGGGTGAGAGCCAATGTCCCACGAGCATTTAGTGTCAATAATGAGCTTGCGTGAGGGAACGTAAATATCGCATTCGCCAGTGATGAAGGCGTTTTCTCTGCGTTCAGTGTTCTTTTTAAGAACCAAGCCACGAGTAAAACCGCTTAATTTAATAGCTTGGTCTTCGAGCTGATTACCTTTTTCGGTGTACTTGTTGCCGTCAAAGGATTGGTAGCCGAACAAGTCAAATTTTGCAATTTCTCGGACTGCATTTTTGGCAGTATCGGAAATTTTGCCCGCATCTTTATCTGCTTTTGAGCGTGGCTCGCTCATTAGTTGGTGAAGTTGAGAGCAACGGACTTTTAGGTTATACATTTTTTCCATTGTGTTTCCTTTGGGTGATGATGGTGGATTAAACTTAATTTGATGGGTGTCAATCATTCCCTTTTATTTTCGAGCTCTTCTAAAATCGCATACTGCTCTTGGCTAAATTCGTTACCTTGATCGCATAGCTCTTGCAGAGTAACTTCTTTGTTGATGATGTTTTGCTTAAGCATTTGGAAACGCTCATCACTCACAATCGTGGAAAACTCTACATCAAGAATATCATCATCTTTTGGTGGTTGTTGTGTTTCTGCCACTCTTTGCTTATCGACTTCGTTTTCCATTTCAACAGCACGAGCAAGTTGTTCTTGCATTGGCATTTTGCTCAACACATATTTAGTCGCTTTGCCCATATACATTTCCAAATTCCACAGCGAATAAGGCGAGTAACTACCGTTTTTCTTGCTTGGGCTGACACCTGCAATTTGCTGAATTTTGCCGACATTAACGAATTTATGACTGATTTCACCGTCCTCTTTAGTGGAGACAAGCACGCCTCTCAAATGGCTTTCAACCCATTCTGGTAGGTGGTCTTGTTGGGCGTCTAAATTCGGAATATGCTTGACTGTGGTTTCAAAACCATCACTTGAGATTTCGAATTCATCACAATCATAGACGGGAGTGACATTTAATCGAATACCAGCTCTTTTGGCTAACAGTTGCCAGCCTTTATAGCCAATTTGAAATTCAGCATCTTTTTTATAGCGGACAATGTAGGCTAGACCCATATTTTTGTTGAGCGACAAGTCTAATTCTGCGGCTTGTAATCCTGATTTGACAATGCTTTCGGGAGAACAAGTGGCTAATGCACTATCTAAAGCTACATTGATGAGCGTGGCGGAAAATTTCTCTCGTTTCACTGGGTCGCCTAGCAGTTGCATAATGCGATTTTGAGTTGCCTGACCTGTGATGAGAGATTTTATTTTTGTTTGACGTACCGCAAGTGGATTTTTGTTTTTTTCATTTTGTTGTGTGTTCATTTTTAAAACTCCTTCAGTTAATAAATATCCCAAGTTTTCTCTTCTTTTCGTTCTAAATCAGATTGGAGTTGAGCTTCAATTGCTTTTTCCCAAGCGGTTGTGCCGACAAGGTGGTCACAAAGGACATCAAAACCTTGTTCTCGTAGCCATTTTTCGATGTTAGCTTCAATTTTGAAATACGCTTCATCGCTATCATATTCTCCACAATAGATTGCTATGTCTGTATCAATGTCATTACCGTACATTCTGTTGCTCCTGTGTTTTCTTAACCATTTCCGCTAATGCTCCGAACATCTGCGGTTCAAGTACAATCGTGTTGGCGTTAGCTCTTCTGTCTAGCATTAGGCGGACATTGCCGTTTTTATCTACGAGATAGCCATTTAAGCCGTAAGGGGTAAATGGTTTGCGTTTGGGCTGTGATGGCTTCGGCTCAGGCTCAACTTGTTCCGTCGGTGCTGTTTCAATCTCAACTTGTTCCGTCGGTGCTGTTTCAATCTCAACTTGTTCTGTCGGTGCTGTTTCAATCTCAACTTGTTCCGTCGGTGCTATTTGCTCAACCTGCTCTGCTTGGATAACTGTTACTTTTAGCCCAATTTTTTTAGCTTGCTCAATTACAATCGGGATATTCCCTTTGATTTCAGGGTAGTGAGGGATAGCTCTTTTGCCGACTAAGCCATTTTGACTGTTATATCTATCAATGGCTTTGTTTAAATTTCGGATAGCAAGAATTTCCGATGTCATTGGTACGCCTTGAAACTCTAGGTGTTTATCCACCCACATTTCACCGAAGTATTTTTTATTTGGGTTTTGTAAAATTTGAAGTTTGATCATCTTTTTGCTCCTACAATCAGTTTGTTAAGTTGGTTTTGGTTATGTTGTTTAATCAGCTTCACATCTTCACCTGTAACGTTATCAGGCGGTGGAAGGTGTAGGGCTAATGCGTTGTAATTCACTTCTTCAGGGGCGATTTCAGCTCGTTTGAAGTCATCTTCCGTCCAAATCTTTTCTGTTTGGAAGTAGCTTTCTACTGGCAGAGTAGAGACAGGTTCAGGCTCTTCACAGCCTGTTAAACTTCCACCTATCACAAAGGCGATAAGCAAGGCACAGAGTAGGTATTTCAGGTTGAATTTTTTAATAAGTGTGTTCATTTTTCATTCCTTTTGTTGAATTTTGGGTGTAGGAAGCCACCGCAGGCTTTCGGGGAAAGTGCGGTGGGGTTGGGTTTTGGTTAAAATCTTGCTAATCGTTGTTGATTAAGCTGTGGTAATGCTTGCTCAATAAAAGGATCAAGCCATACGTTAAATTCGTGTGCGATGTCGTAGGCTTTTCCTGCAATATCGTTTTTAACATAGCGAGAAATGCCCAAATCTTCGTACAGTTTACGGTGGAATACTTCTACTTCTTTTGCAAAGGCTCTTGCTCTTACAAGATATTTGGCAATTTGTTCTGCATCTAAACCTGCAATGGTGATGTCTTTTTTACTGCGGTTAATCGGGCGGTATTGATTGCCGAGTGTGTTTAAGAAGTTGATAACGTGTTCAAACATTGTTTGCGGTAGTTGGTCATACTTCGCTACGTTAAAAGTGCTTTTGAGCCGAGAGTAGATTTCTTGCCAGTGTAATCCTGTTCGATAGTGAGCCTGTTGTACCGCTTCCTGTATAGCTCGTTGTTGCTCAGGGGTAATTGTAAGCGGTACGATTTGTGTAGAATTTTGCGAATTTGCTTTACGTTCGCACTCAATGAAGTATTTGCGGATTTGTCGTCCTTTTTCGTTGCGTTCAACCATTGCGAGTTCTTTTCCCATATCAAGGGTGATGTGGTATTCCTTGCGTGGTCTGCCATTGGTGCGTTCGGTTACGATGATGTAATCTTCGTCTTGAATAAAGCCGTAGTCGGTGATGCGTTCTGCAATCCAATTAGCATATTGGCGTTTGCTTTCTAAGAATTGATGAAGCTCACGAGCGTTACAAAGTTGAATTTGGGTGTTTTGAATAGATCCGTTAAAAACAGGAATTAAGTTTGAATTTGTCATTTTGTAGTTCTCTAATTAAGTTTTTAAAACTCATCACGAACCACTGCAATAGTTGGTGATGAACTGAACAAGGTTTGCAGTAACCGCTAATTAGAGTAAACGGCAGATCCGAAGATCTCCTTATTCAGCTCATCATTGGACTTTTTAACAAATTTGTTAAAAAGGTAGATTTGCTGATTTTCAGCTATAAAAAAAGACGCTTTGAGCGTCTATCATTTTCACCGCTCTAATTAGTTCAGGAACTGCAATTCCCGACTTTCTGTTGAAAGTGGATATATCCTAAATCAAAGGGCGGTGGGTGTCAATTTATTTTCTATCTTCAATCGCTAAGAAAATTGCCATTAACATTGGGATAATAGCGTAGGTTGGATTTGTGTCCAAAAATGCACATATTATCACAGTCACAATAGCACTAAGGATATTCAGTGCTTTCCATAAATCCATATCTCTTAATTTCATTTTTCTGTTCCTATAAAAAAGCAATCTCCGAGTGCTAGAATAGTGGTGCTTAATCATTATTTTCACAACAAGGAGATTGCTATGTTTGATGCAAATGTTGTCACAGCAGTTTGTGCTGTGCTTGGGATTATCGGGGGATTTGTGGTTTGGGTTAATAATATCATTCAATCAAGAATGCCTGATGTTCATTTTACTGTTTCGCCAGTGTTATCTTCAAAGATTTATCGCATTACGCTTTATCCTAAGCGGATTAAGTTTGTTTATGTTCTTGAAGAAATTCAGTCGCTTAAGCCGTTATATACTCAATTTAAAGGTGTTGATATTCTTGGGCGTGGCAATATTGAGCTTGATGATGAACTTGATAAGAAGCATATTCATCAGGTTGTTCAGTCGTGCCATCAGAAAATCGATACGGAACCGTTTATTGAGTTTTTTGTTCATTTAAAAGACCATAATAAGCCTGTTTATCAGTTGCGGTTGTTGTTTAAATCTGAACATTTTCCGTTCCGTTGGGGTAAAAGAATAGTTATTCCTGTTGGGTAATGAATGGGGGTGGTTGTCAATCCCACAGACTGAAATCCCCTTGAGTTGTGCTAGAATGTAAGTGCTCAATTTATATTCATCAACAAAAGGAGATTTCAGTATGTGGGAAGCGTTGATTGCATCTCTTTTTTCTCTCTTAAAAGAACATTTCGACCATATTATTATGCGTATTACAACTTGGTGCTTATCGTTTATTCTTTGTTGGTTGTACTTGCCTTTAAGCTTTAAATACGGCTTAGAAGCACGTCCATTGCCAGCATTACCTTCTTATGCTCTTGTTTATTTATTCTATTTGACTGCTGCTACTGCATTCTGGCAAGGCTTTTTTATCTTCTTGGATATAATGGGGTTGATCATTGAAAAAATTGTTAAATGCAAAGCTATTCAACCACAAGCCAATAGGGTTAAGGTTGATAAGCAACAGGAGAAGTAAACATTTTTTTAAGGTCATTTTTATTCCTTACTTTATATAAAAATACCAGTTTATTTAGCGGGTGATTTTTCGTTAAGCCCAAAGCAATTCAGCCAATCGCACTTTTTCTTTAAATTCATTGACGGATTTTTTAGCGTACGTCAATGAATAAGAATGTTCTCGTTTTTCAGGGAATTTTTTTAGGTCCGAATGTTTGTCTTCTGCCTCTTTTAGCTTATGTTTGAAATACTCAAGACTTTCAGGCATGGATAGATCAATTTTTACAGCTCTTGATTCCCAATAGGCGATTTTATCGGCGTAGTTTTCGGCTTTTCGCATTTCTTCAACTGCAAGATCCATTCGACGGGCATTGCGTTCAATCAAAGCTCTGTGTCGTTTTTCGCTGTGATGTCCGATTTTTATTGGTTCAGCAAGACTTAAAAAGTCACGCCCCTCATTAGCCGCCTCACAATATTGATTACTGCGTTTCGCAGCGTTATCAGCATATTCTTGATAACGTTCCGCTTTCGCTGTGGCTCGAGCTTGACTATTCAACCCATCACAACGGACAAAAGAGTAAAAATAAAATCCACCTTGTTGTTTAACGAGGTTGTGTATTTCAACCTCTGTTTCATTGCCGTATTTACTTGTCACGGTAATAATTTCGTTCTTTTCGTGCTGCTCTTGGCATTTTGCTAAAAATACGTTTGGGCAGAACTTTGCATATGTATTCATTTTTTCACCTCAAAAAACGCCCACCCGTTACAGTGGGCTAACGGATCATCATTATGATTACGGGTGTTTTAAGTGCTTACCGCATACACTTTTGAATGGCGACTGTGATTTTTACCCTTGCCACAGTCAGCAAGTTCCTTATTGTTTCTCACAACATCAAGGAATATAATTCAATTTCTCACAACATAAATAGGGATTTAATTATGAGTAATTCTGAGTTCACTTTTGCAAACGCTGTACAAGTCGCAGCCATTCTTTTACGCAATGATATTGAAATTTATGATAAAGACGGCACTCATATTTCAGAAAATGTGGAGGCTCAGTCAGATTTAGCTTGTCGCCTTTTTATGTTGGCGAGCGGTCTTGTTGAGCAACATCAAGCTCGTTTTGGAAAGCCTGAGTGAGCCATTTTTTTAATTCAAAGTGCTTTTCAGCATTAATTTGCATTCTCTCAATAGCATCAATAGGTTCAAGTAGCTTTTCAATTTGATGTTGAATAGCGGTCTTTTGCATATTGATGTGGTCGTTTTGTGGAGGAGTAAAGGTAATACCTCTGTTCATTGTTATTCCGTTCACTGTTATGCTAATTTGGGCGTACATTGATGTCATTTTATACTCCTTAAAAAATTAATGAATGGTGCGTTGATTTGCTACGCTGGCTCAACGCTAAGTCTCGATAGCCATTTCGTTGAGTTCAACGAGATGGTCAGCCGTCTCTCCGAGCTGTCACGTTTTTAGCTAACGTTTGCTGTCTGTTGCTTTTTCATTGTTCACCAACTAAAAAACAGACCAAAAAATGTGGTTCTGTCCCCACTATCCGTTCCACTCACTGGCAAACTTGGCGATAGTGGGTTAGTCGTCACCTCAATGGTTCTGTTGCCAATCTGCCGTCACGGCAGTTTTTCACATAAGACTAAACGTTCAATCAGCCAGCGGGGCTTTTAATCCGCTAGTTTAAGCAACTGCACTTATTGACCGCTTGAGGTGTTTTTGTCTGAATTTTTAAAGAGCATTGAGCCGTAGCTCGTTTTGATGGGTGTATAATACACTATGTATTTTATAAGTAAATACTAAATGTATTATTTTTCGCAATAAAAAATACAAAATGTATTTAATTGATTGATTTTAAAGGAAAATAAATTTTGTGAAGTGTGTTTGATTGCTTGTTTTTTAATCATTTTCTTGGTGTCAGGAAGATGTTTTTGCAAAAAAATGATGGAATGCGACCGCTTGTGGTGAGTGTTAGGTGAGGATAATACTTGTAGAAGTGGGGTAGGGGATAAAAGAAAGCCGCCACGGGGGCGGTTTGACTATTTTAGATTTGTGAAGGTTAGAGTTAATCTTCTAAACATATCAGTCACAAGCATTATCATACTGTACATAAAAATAAAGGAGGTGAAGAGCAGTAGATAAATCAGTGATTCACCAGTTAGAAATGCCCCTATATAACTTAACAGCATTGAAATGCTAAAGCCTGTAATTAAGTATTTTAGGTGTTCCATTATTTCTGCATACATTCCATTTTCTCTCATTACTTTTATCAAGGAATGCTCAGTTATAGTAACCAATATAGCAATAATGGCAAAAATGAACCCAATCAATGTTGCCGATGATGTAAATAAATCACTTAGTAAATCTCTCAGTTCATCAGGTTTAAACTCTTTTAATACATCAAAATACCATAAAAGAAAATGCGTAATGCTACTAGCGATAAATGCAATTCTCTTCCAGTATTTTATATTCATACCAAGCTCCTAATCTTCTTTCCTTTCATCTAGGTAATTTTTTAGTGTAGCATCACGTTCCTTTCTAAGTGAACGGATTTCTTTAAAAATTTTTGTTAATTCTACTTCTTTTCTGGATGGGGCAGCAAGATAGAAGCGATCTTTTAGCACGTTATGTAGTAGGTCGATAGGCTCTTCCGCATCAAGCAAAGTGATTTTTAGTGTGCGTGTCTGGTCGTTTCCCAATAAGGTATTGACGGTGTCCCAAGTTTTTGTAAGAAGACCTTTTTTTGAGTAGTTAGACAATACGACTTTTTGTATGTTCACTCCAAGGTTAGCCATCTCATCAAATTGTTCTTGTACCCAAGGATCTTCTCCATCCCTAGGGGTTTTTCTTTTAGGTCTAGCTAACTTATACTCCACTTGCTTTAATAATGGTCGTTTTTTACCGTTAGCATATTCTTCAGCACCAATCTCTAACATAGAAATATTACTAAATTGATCGTTGTTTGATAGAAATTGCGTTAAATTAGTGAGATAAGCATTAAAATGTTTTATTTTTCCAAAAAGAGAACTATTTTGATATAATAGAATTTCTTCTTTATCTCCATAAAACAAGATGAAATAATTTCTCTCAATAATAGATTCATCTTCTTCTAAATTAATAAGTTCTTCTTTCCCTGTTGAACGATTTCCCTTGTATAAAATATCATCGCGATATGTTGTAAAATATCCTGAAATTGAATTATCAAATACTTCATTATCAGAATAAATACAAACTCTGCGAGCGTAGTTTCCAATGGGAACTACTGGCATTGAATCATTTTTAAAATGCTTAACAAGATCACGAAAATTATATTTTTCATATTTATTTGCATAGTAACGGATATTAAATGTATGTTTTTTTAGTTGAGACATTTATTATTTCCTTAATATAGTATAAAAGATACCTACTTAAACCACCAAACCACGTTTCTGTTACCCAATAAAATTCAACTGCTGCTACAAGTAGCTTCTATGCTCAACCGCCACACCTATAATACGAATATCTTGTTTCATTGAGCTAAGCGTTGGGAAATCTTGATTTAATGGCACTAGCTCAAAATGTGGATTGCCTGATGGTGATAATTCACCTAATTCACGATAACGTTTTAAAGTAGCTTCACCATTGCCATTTACTGCTGCAACAAAATCGCCAGGATGTGGGCGTTTTCTGACATCGATCAGCACTAAATCCCCTTCGCTGAATTTAGGCTCCATAGACATTCCTGACACTCGTAAGAAGAATGCATCTGGACCAGCATCAATTTCTGTGTCGATATAGTCATAGCCTTCTGAGTCTCTGAAATCATAAGTTTCTGTCCACATACCAGCTTGAATAGAGCTAACAAGAGGATAAGCTCGAGATTTTTTTACAGAAGTTGGGGTTATATTTGGATCGAAATCCTCAATAGTACCATCACCATTTAAGATAACCTTATTCACTCCTGTTAGATTTATCATTTGAGCAACTTCATTTACATTAGGCATTCTTCTTCCTGTAAGCCAATGACCAATAGCTCCCTGAGTCTTCCCCATTGATTCTGCAATATCATCTTGTCTTAGATTTTGCTCTTGCATTTTTTCACGTACATATTGGTTCCATTGTTTTTTCATACTACACCCACCTGAACAAAAATTAACTAATTATTACTTACCGTATTAAATATTCAAAATACAAAAAGTATTTTGTTTTTGACTTTATAAAATACCTTATGTATTATTAATGCATTTTTAATACAGGAGCTAAAAATGAACAGAATTTCTGAGTTCAGAAAAGCTGCCAACCTTACTCAAGTCGAAATCGCTAAATTGATCAATAAAACTCAAGGTGCTTTTGGTCATTACGAAACTGGCTTGAGAGAGCCGTCACTTAGTACAGCAAAAAAGATTGTGCGAGTACTTAATGAACACGGTGTTGCTTGTTCTTTAGACGACGTTTTTCCTGTTGGCAGTTAATTTACCCAAAGGAGTGTGCAATGGCACGCAATGAATTAAGTAAAAATGCAAGAGCGATTGCGGATTTGATTTACCGAAAATCCGTCTCTCGAACGCATAAAGATTTAGCGCGCAAAATCGGCGTGTCTGAATCGCAGTTTAGCCGTGTGTTTTTTGCAATATGTGGAATGGTACGCCGTGATTTGTGATGAGTTGGAGATTGAGCTGATTGATGAGAAGGAATTGGCTGCTTACAAAACTTTGGCTCGTAAGTCGTTAGATGAATAAAAACCCACGCTGGAACGTGGGTATATCAAAGGGAGATAATGTTTATGAAAACAGAGTTATTATCTACTAATCAGAGAGAAAATGCAACCCTGACGATGAGTAGTCGGGAGATTGCACGAATCACAGAAAGCAGACACCGTGATGTGTGCTTATCTATTAGAAACCTGATGAATAAAGGGGTAATTGGGGGGTATGCGGAAAGTCCGTACACCCATGAGCAAAATGGGCAAGTCTATTACGAGTATCATATTAATAAACGTGATACTTATGTGATTGTGGCTCAATTCTCTCCTGAATTTACTGCTCGTTTAGTTGATCGTTGGCAAGAGTTAGAAAATCAACAGAAATTACCGAGCAACTATCTTCAAGCTCTTAAGGCATTAGTTGAAAGTGAAGAAGAAAAGCAAACCTTGTTACTCGAAAATCAAATAATGAAACCGAAAGCGGATTTTGTCGATCACTATGTCGAAGTCGGTACTAGCAAATCCCTACGAGAAACTGCCAAGATTTTAAATTTCCCTGAAAAGATGATGATTGAGTGTTTGTTACGTGATCGTGTGTTGTATCGTCAATCTGGCAATCTATTGCCGTATCAAACCGTTCATTCAAAAGAGCTGTTTACTGTGAAAACAGGTACAGCAGAACACGGACATAATTTTACGCAAACCCGTGTTACTGGCAAAGGTATTGAGTGGATAGCACAACGTTATGCTTCGGAGTTAGGACTATGAGTAAATTTATTCCAAATTCATTTCAAGTGCCAAATGCGGTTGTTGATGAATTAATGAGCGTGTTAAGTGGGGCTGAATTTAAGTGTTATATGCTTGTTGTTAGGCAAACAACGGGCTGGAATAAGCAAAAAGATGCCGTTTCTATTTCTCAAATGATGGAAAAATGTAATTTAAGTAATCGTGGTGTCATTGATGCTTGTGACAAATTGGTGGAAATGGGGCTTTTAACTAAGTCTAAAGGGTATCGTGGAATGAATGTTTTTTCGGTTAATTTCGACAAAATTCCGACCTGTGAAGTAAGTTCACCTGTGAACTCAGCTCACTCGACCTGTGAAGTAAGTTCACAAGTACCTGTGAACTCAGCTCACACACAAAATACCACTAAACAAAATAACAATACCAAAAATAACACCCTAACGGGTGTTAACGCGTGCGAGAAAAAATCCGAAGATTTGATTTTGTTGGAAAAGTTTGGGATTACCGGACAACTGGCAAAAGATTTTATTGTTCATCGGAAGTCTTTCAAAGCTCCTATCACTGAAACTGCGTTGAAGGGTTTTCAGCGTGAGGCGGACAAAGCCAAAATTCCTATTCAACAAGCCATTGCAATTTCGATTGAGCGTGGTTGGCGTGGGTTTAATGCTGGTTGGGATTGGCAAAATGACGGAGTTTCTGCAAAAAATCCACAAAATCCGTCCGCTCGTAATACTTCCAAGCCATTTATCCCTGATGACGAAGGCAACTGGGCGGAAGGTATGTCTATCACGCTAAGGGGAAGTTAATGCAAAACGTGGCATCAATGAACTTGAAAAGCCTTGTCGGGCAAGAGCCAAATTACCAAGTGCCAGCAAAGACAACGGCAATTCCAGACGGTGCGATTAGAGCCGTTAATCAATTATTCATTCAGCTTCGGGCGATTTTTCCTGCGTGGAAAAATTCATTTCCTGATGCAGACAGTTACCGTGAAGCAAAACGGATTTGGCTTGAAACGTTGGTGAATGAAAAAATTACGACGATTGAGCAACTGCAAAACGGGATTGCGCGAGCGAAAAAATCCAAAAATCCATTCTGGCCAAGCGTAGGCGAGTTTGTGGAGTGGTGCAAAACGGTGGACTACGAAGCGTTAGGTTTGCCTGATGAGGATAAACTTTACAAGCGGTTACAAGCGTTTATGGCATTTGGTATGGAAGAAATCCAGCAGTTTAAGTTTGTCTCTACTGCGGAGTATTACTTGATTACCGATTTGTATGTGCGTTGTCGGACTGGTGAATGGAGCGATAAGCAACTCAAAGATGAGATTAAAAAATCCCTCGTCAAAATGAGTAAGCGGTTAAAAACAAGGGAGGTTTTACCAGAACCCAAACTGGCATTACCTCAAGAAGTGAAAGCAGTCGATCGTGAAAAGGTGAGGGCTTTCTGGGGTGGTTTGTTGAAACAGGTTAGGGGGTTTTAGGTGAGTTTTGATAAAGATACTTGGCGGACACCATTGTATTTCATCAGATGGTTGCATAAACGCTTTAGATTTGAGGTTGATGGTTGTGCTAATGAGTGTAATGCTCTTTGTAATTGGTGGATTGGGAAAGAATTAGAGCCTACTGGTTTCAAAGAGGCAGTAGGAATTATTCACGATGATTTTACTGATGAGCGATTACCTGAAATTTTGAAGAAAGCAAATAATGGAAAAAGGTTCTCTATTTTTGTCAATCCACCTTACTCAAACGTTACGCCATTCATTCAACAGGCAAAACGCTTGCGTGATGAGGGTCATACGGTGGTGATGTTGCTCAATAACGATAAATCAACGCAATGGTATCAGAACCATATTCACAACGTGGCAAATGAAGTGATTGATATTATTGGTGGGAGAATTGCTTTTGTTCACCCTATCACAGGCGAGGAAATTAAAGGCAACAGTAAAGGGCAGATGGTCGTTGTGTTCGATCCAACAATGGAAGATTTTGTACAACGGTCGGTCAGTTTAGATTTTATTAAGAAGGTAGGTGGGTATGAGTGACACTGCGATTGTTCTATTGGGTTATTTTTGTTTATCAGGATGGCTAGCTTATTTGGCGTTTAGAGCTTTTGGGTTTGATGATGACAAAAAGAAATGATTTTAAATGCCCTAAGTGCGGCGGAGAGCTGGAAGATTTAAGCATTAACGATGATTGGGATTGGCACGTTGAAGAGCCTTATCGCTGTAACGGTCATTACACAGGGCGATTCCCCAACATCAGCAAGGATTGTGCGATGAACAGAACGAAGTCTTGTGGGTATTTTACGAAAGAGCAGGTTAAGAAGTAAGGAGGTTGGTAGGTATGGAACAAAGGTTGGTAGGTATGGAGTATAAGCAAAAATACTTTCTACGCACTGAGCAAATTAAAAACAATGCCCTTGAATTTGTGAAAGCGTTACCGGTGGACGAGAAAAAGCCGTTAGTAGTTGATGTGAAGCCTATTACTCGTAACCTTGAGCAAAATGCCAAATTCCATGCAATGTGCGGCGATATTGCCAGACAGGTGCAATTTAACGGCGAATGGCTACCGCCTGAAACGTGGAAGGTCATTTTAATTTCTGCCCACGCTGAAGCAACGAAAGAAGGCTCTTGTTTGGTCACAGGATTGGAAGGCGAATTAGTGAATATTCGTGAGAGTACGGCTCAAATGAGTGTAAAACGAATGGCAAGTTTAATCGAATATGTGACCGCTTGGGGTGTTTCTAACGGGGTGCATTTTAATGACAGATGGAATTTTTGGGGAGTTAAATGATGAATTGCCCTGATTGTAGTTCTGTTTTAAAAGACTGGCGTGATTTCTCGGAGAAATCAGAGATAGATGAGGTTAAGCCGTTTGAATGTACTGGGTTGAAGTGCGGTAAGCGTTGGAGTGAGGAAGAATTGGGGGCATTTAATGATAAAGCCAAAAGTAAAAACTCGTAAATGCAAATGCTGTGGTGGTGAGTTTAAGTCTGCGGATAGTTTTAGAAAATGGTGTAGTCCTGATTGTGGGGTAAAACTTGCCAAAATAGCCCAAGAAAAAGCCCGTCAGAAAGCAATAGAAAAGCGAAATCGAGAGGAAAGAGCAAAGGTTAAGGCAACGAGAGAACGTTTAAAATCTCGTGCTGAGTGGCTTAGAGATGCTCAAGCTGTTTTTAATGAATACATTCGGTTAAGAGATAAAGATGAGCCTTGTATTTCGTGCCAGCGTTTTCATCAAGGTCAATATCACGCAGGGCATTATCGCACGGTAAAAGCAATGCCAGAGCTGAGATTTAACGAAGACAACGTCCATAAACAATGCAGTGCTTGTAACAATCATTTGAGCGGAAATATCACAGAATATCGCATCAACCTTGTGCGTAAAATCGGGGCAGAGCGAGTAGAAGCATTGGAAAGCTATCACCCTCCTGTGAAGTGGTCGGTTGAGGATTGTAAGGAAATTATTCAAACGTATAAGGCGAAGATTAAGGAGTTGAAATGATTAGATTACATATCAGCATTGACGATATTCTACGCGTTTGGGTCCGTCGTTGGGCTTCTCATCGTGGGTGTCGTGGTTATCCATCATTACAATCTTTTATGCGTGAGGCAACTGCTCAAATTACAAAGTATAGTATTGATGAACTGTCAGAGGAACAGTATCTTAAGCTAGATGAAGCTGTGATGACATTACACGATTTGAATTTGGAAGCCTATCAGGTGCTAATGGCGGTGTTTTTACAAGGGCAGGATAAGAAGAATATTTGTCTTGAAATGCAGATCTCACCGACTACATTTGATAACCGTTTACGCACCGCACGAGATTTTATGGAAGGGGCCGTGTTTGGTTCGGGGTTGATTAAGGTAAAATTTTAAATTTGTGAGATGGATCACAGAAATGTTAATGTTTTTAAAATAGTATTGCCATTCCCTTTATATCTTTGGAGAAGTTTAAAATGAAAAAAATTATTTTGGCTGGCTTTGTTAGCTCTTTATTGGTTGGGTGTACGCCTATGTTGCCACAATCTCAAACAACGAGTCCTACTAATAAAGATATCCCAGGAAAAATTATTACGTTAGAGGAGGCTCGTACTAAAGATTATGGAGCATATCCTAAAAATTATGTACAACTGATTAAGGAACATTATAATAATACATTGAAAGATCCTGATTCTGTGAAATATAAAGAAATTACGAAACCTAAGAAAACAGCAAACGGCATTACAGATACATATTATTATTATGTTTGTGCAACGATTAATGCTAAAAACTCTTATGGTGGATATACTGGATGGACAACAGATACTTTTGATATTCGTGATGGAAGAATTATAAGTACACTACCTTATGTTCCAGTCCTTAATGGAACTCCTTTAACAAGAGCTCGTGATGAAAATAGATGTCATACACAGGCGGAAATCTTAATCCTTAATCCAAGATAGTTTCTACTTTTTATACTATTAAAACCGAAACCTCATCAAGAAAGGCATTAAGCCATCCTGTGAGTGTTTCGGTTTCTTCTTCTGTGGCGTTGGTTATTCTTAGTTTGTTATCTACTTTAGACAAAATGCAATCAATACCACATTCGTTGATAAAGTTAGAATTTTGTTGGATTAACCAATTTTTAAAAAGCTCTTTCATAGTGTTCTCCTGTTTTTTAGTGAGAATACTACGAAGGAGCTTTTTTTTGCGAGTACCAAAATCTATTTTCTCGATCTTGCCCTGGCGTTGCAAGTGGTTTTTGGTGTGAATGCTCAAAAAGTGATTGACAGCTTGAGTAAAAAGTAGTATATTTCAGCTATGCTTGCAACTCGTATAAGCGAGAGAAAGCGAAATGATTTTACAGCCCTGAGCAGAAATGCTTGGGGTTTTTTGTTTGGGGGAAGGGATGGAAATTACATTAGGCGATAAAATCAAAATCAATGGCGAAGAAGTGCCAGAGTATTTGCTCAAGGCACTTTATGAAAATTTGAAGCTGAGATACACGTCAGGTTTTATTGTTGCAGAAAGTATTCAAGCTCAAGGCATTAAAGTAAGTAGCTTGCCTCCTCTTAATTCTCAATCTGAAGTTCAATGTTCTGAATTAGCGGTAAATAGCTTAAAAGTTAGACCTGATTTAATTCGTTATCCTTGAACTAATCGCTATACCGCTGACCGGTCATCTCGACGTATATCAGACTGCGGTCCTCACTTCCAAAATAGGAAAATTTATCCATTTGCTGGCAATAATGACGTACCACAAGATTAAACATATCTAGTGGTACTGAGTAAATTTGATAAAGGTTATCACAATGGTAGAACTAAATATTGCGTTAAAAAATGCCGCAGAGCTTTATGGTGAAAATCGACCATTTGTCGATCCTGAAAGTGGAACTCTAACCCTAGCAGGTTGCGAAGCTCTAAGTCGTCTTGGTATTGGATTTTCCGAAAGTAGACTTGAACCTGATCTTTTAGATAAGTTGCGTAAGAATCTCGCTGCTCTTTAGTAAAACCTGTTGTGAGTTTTTCTATGAAAAAAAGGTGAAGATCCTTTTCGAGTTGAACTAAGAAGTTAAAGTTGTCTGCAATTTTGGCATCTTTAAATGTGAATTCAATATAAGAGAAATGGCTATTATCATATTTTCCTATCCAGTGAGAACAACCTAGTGTGATAAAGGGGCTATCAGGCTTGTTAAGTTCAATAAGTGTGGTTTTAAGTTCTGGTAGTTGAGCAATTTCTAGGATTTCATCTATTTTTTCAGGATGATTAACTAAATCAATTCCACCTGCATTTGGTGTTGGATTTTGGCAATCTTCAGATCCATTTGATGGTCGATATGGAAATTTGGTATAACCTTCACGAAAGTACATAATTTAATCCTCTGCTAGTTTATTTGTTGGGGAACAATATTCTAGCAGTTTTTTTAACCAAGCTCAGTCTTTACGGACTGGGCTTTTTTATTGCCTGAAACGAGGGCTAAGGTATGAAAAATGCTATGAGAGATGCAGGAATGCAGAGCTATGCATGGACTGGGCTTACAGGTTGGTTAGCATGGTTAGGCGATCAACAAAATTTAATGTTCATTAGTTTGGCTCTAGGGATTGTTACAGCGTTAGTTAATATGTACTCAAAATGCCGAGAAGGGAAAATAAAAAGACGCCAAGAAGAAAGAGCTGAAGAAAAGCATAAAGCAGAGATGCGCCACCTCGAAGAAATGCATCAGATACGTAAACAACAACTCTCAAGGGGATTAAGAGATGAGCCGAATAAAAACATTAAGTAAAGTTGGCGGTGGGGTTTGTGCTGTCAGTGCCATTATTGCGGTATTAAATACAGATTTTCACGGTCAATTTCGTACAAGTCAGCAAGGGCTTGAGATTATCGGCGATGCAGAAGGTTGTAAACGTGAGCCTTATTTGTGTCCTGCAAATGTGCTTACTGTTGGTATTGGTTCAACGGAAGCGTCAAGCGGTAAGATTGAAAGAAAAGTTTACACGGACAAAGAGATTGCAGAACGGTGGTTGGTTGATATTCAGCACGCAGAAAAATGCGTGAACCGTTACGCAAACGGTTGGAATATTCCGCAATCGGTGTTTGATGTTGCTACTTCGCTGACATTTAATGCTGGGTGTGGCACCGTGAGTAAATCTACGTTCTTTCGTAAAATCAAATCAGGCGATTATGTTGGTGCCTGTAATGAGTTGCCTAAGTGGGTTTATTCAGGTGGCAAGAAGTTACGAGGGTTAGAAATCCGTCGTGAGAAAGAGAAGGCGTTATGTTTAGCTGGGTTAATAAAATCTTAATGGCATTGATTTTGGGCTTGTGTGCGTGGTTGTGGGGTCAGTCACAGAGGATAAGTGCATTAACAGCCGAGAACCAGACGCAAGCCCAAACCATTGAGCAACAGCAAGAAGCAAACAATAAGCTGACAATGCAACTGCAACAAGAGCGACAAGCGGTGGAATATCAGCAAAGTATTGCAAATAAACTACGAAAGCAGGTAGAGCAGAGTAATGAACAGATTAGAGTTATTTTACAGAAAGAGCCGTGTGGCGTTACTGCTTTGCCTCGTTCTGTTGTCGATGAGCTTAAGCGGTTGCACAGCAAAGACAAAGATTGAGTATTTATATCCACCGCAAGCCTTTTTAGTGCAGTGTGAGCGGTCAAAGTTTAGTGGCACGACCTATGGTGATGCTATTGAGTATCTCGTTAAGGTGATGGGAGAGCGTGACTTGTGTGCGGGTCAGATTGATAGCATTAGAGAGTGGCAAGCACGAACTAAGCAAGGGTTTAAATAGCTGATTAACGTTTGTGTCACGGTAGAGAGCGGTCAGATGATCGCTCTTTTATTTTATGTAAATCAAATGCTACATAATTTGCTTATGGCTTTGGGGTTGTTAGATAAATTTCCGAGAAAATACGCAAGTGATGTAATTTATATATAACAAAACCCCGATCACTGCAAATGATCGGGGTTTTTCATTACCCATTAAAGCCGAATGAGTAACGATTTATGGAGATTATGACAGTTTTAACCGTAACCATCAAGGAGATACTTATGGAATATGGTTTATGGCAAATAAGCCTTGCAGTAACACTACCTATTTTAGCGTTTGTTTCACCAAAGCTAATTAATGCCATTGCTAATTTATTGAATGTTTTGAAATAAAAAGGATTAACCACGATGACGAAGAAAGACGAGGTTAAATCCACGTCTAAAGGCGTGGGTAAATTCAAACTAACAGACAAACAACAGCGGTTTGTTGAAGAATACTTAATTGATCTTAACGCAACACAAGCGGCGATTAGGTCTGGTTATGCTGAAAAAACAGCAAATCGTGAAGGTAGTCGCTTGCTGTCAAATGTAGACATTCAAGAAGCAATTCAAGAAGCTCAAAACAAACGAGCTGCGCGAGTAAATGTTACTCAAGATGATGTTTTAAAGGGATTACTTGAAATTATCTCAATGAGTACAGGCAAGCAGAAAATCACAGAAACAGAACTAAGCAAGGTTGATGGTTCTATTGTTCCTATGGATGTAGAGAAAGTTTGTTTTGAGCCTCACGCAGCAAATAAAGCACTTGAGCTATTAGGTAAACATCTTGGTATGTTTAAGGATAAAGTCGATGTAACAAACTCTGACGGCTCACTTCGCCCTACTATTATTGAGTTGGTGGCTCCAGATGAAAGTACAACTTAATCTCCCACCTAAACTTATTCCAGTGTTTATTCTCCAGGATGTGCGTTATCGTGGTGCTTATGGTGGGCGTGGTTCGGCAAAAACACGCACTTTTGCCAAGATGACTGCGGTTGTAGCGTATCAACGGGCAATGCAAGGCGAAAGCGGTGTCATTTTGTGTGGTCGTGAGTTTATGAACTCGTTGGAAGACTCGTCATTAGAAGAAATTAAGCAAGCCATTCAAAGCGAAGCGTGGCTGGCGGATTTCTTTGAGGTTGGTGAGAAATATGTACGCACAAAGTGCGGTCGAATTTCCTATATTTTTACAGGTTTACGGCACAATCTTGACAGCATTAAATCAAAAGCACGGATTTTACTTGCGTGGATTGATGAAGCAGAAAGCGTGAGCGAAATGGCGTGGCGGAAACTTCTGCCTACTGTGCGTGAAAACGGTTCGGAAATTTGGTTAACGTGGAACCCTGAAAAGAAAGGTTCGGCAACGGATTTACGCTTTAGGCAACATCAAGACGAAAGTATGGCGATTGTTGAGATGAATTATAGCGATAATCCGTGGTTTCCTGATGTATTAGAGCAAGAACGCTTAAGGGATAAAGCCCGTTTAGATGATGCGACTTATCGTTGGATTTGGGAGGGGGATTATCTTGAAGAAAGTGAGGCTCAAGTCTTTAGAGGAAAATATCAGGAACTTGAGTTTAAGCCTTTACCTGATTTTGAAGGTCCTTATCACGGGTTGGATTTCGGTTTTGCTCACGACCCAACCGCAGCGATTAAATGCTGGGTGTTTAATGATGAATTGTATATTGAATATGAGGCTGGCAAAGTTGGGTTAGAGCTTGATGATACAGCCACATTTTTGCAGAAAGGTATTGCTGGCATTGAGCAGTATGTGATACGAGCAGATTCAGCAAGACCTGAGTCTATCAGCTATTTAAAGCGACACGGCTTGCCTCGTATTGATGGCGTGCCAAAATGGAAAGGTAGCGTTGAAGATGGGATTGCACATATTAAATCCTATAAGAAAATCTACATTCACCCACGTTGTCAGCAAACTTTAAACGAATTTCGCTTGTATAGCTACAAAACCGACCGCTTGTCTGGCGATGTGTTGCCAACATTAGTTGATGCCCATAACCACTATATTGATGCGTTGCGGTATGCGCTTAATCCTCGTATTCAGCGGAAAGGGGATTTTAGCCAAAATCCACTTAAACTTTACTAAGGATAATTTATGTCTGATGTTGCTATTGTTATGCCAGAAATTAGGGCGTTGAATGAAAAAGGTGTGATGATTGATGATTTGCTTGGCGGAACAAAAACAATGCGACAAGCAGGGAAAAAATACCTTTATCAATTCAGTCTTGAGGAAGAAGAGGCTTATAAAAACAGACTTAACCGCTCAACGCTTTATCCTGCTTTATCGGAAACGCTCTACCAAATGACAGGTAGAGTTTTTTTTGAGCCGATTACGACAGATGACGTTCACGATAAATTAAAGCAAGATATTTTGCCTGATGTGGATCTAGAGGGAAATAATGTCGATGTATTTTCTTCTCGTTGGTTTAATGCAGGTTTAACTTATGGCGTGGCGTGGTGCTTAGTGGATTACACCCGTACTGAGAATGTTCGTACCATTGCCGATGAGAAAGCGGTTAATGCTCGTCCTTACTTTATTTTGATTAAGCCTAAAAATGTTTTGGGATTTAAAACGGATAAAATCAAAGGGAAACGACAAATCACGCAGTTCCGCTATATGGAAGAAGTGTCGGTAGATGATGGCGAGTTTGGTTCGAAGATTGAGAAGGTGATTTATGTGTACGAAATCGGCCGTATGCGTAAGTATAAAGCAACAGAGGGGCAATGGACGCTGATTGATGATGTGCAACTTCTTGCTCAAAATCGACCGCTTGAAGTGGTGCCTGTTGTGCCGTTTATTACGAAAGAAAGCAATGTGTTTGCATTAGGTGAACCGCCGTTGCTTGAATTAGCCTATTTGAATGTTAAGCATTGGCAATCACAATCCGATCAGGACAACATTTTAAATACCGCTCGTGTGCCGTTATTAGGGATTTTCTCTGATACTGAAGTCAATAAGCTACAAGTTGGTGGCAGTGCGTTGCATTTACCTGCAGGTTCTCAAATTGCTTATATCGAACATTCAGGTAATGCGATTAACGCAGGGCAAGACAGTTTGAAAGAGCTGGAAAGCCAAATGCGTGTTGCCGGGGCGAAACTCTTAGATAAAACCGTGTTAGCAATGACAGACAGTCAAGCCAAAGAAGAGCAAGGCAAAGAAATCAGTTTATTGCGACTGTATGCGAATAAATTTGAAGATGCGTTAGATTTAGCCTTGGAATACGTTGGGTTGTGGTTGGGTATTGATGATGTCGGTAAGGTGGAAATTAGCGGTAACATTGATGACGATCTCGATCCAAATGCCTCAATGGATATGGTCATTAAAATGCAACAAGCAGGCACACTTTCAAAACAAACCGTATTTAATGAAGCAAAACGCCGTGGGTTGATTAGCGATAATGTAGAATGGGAAGATGAACAGGCTCGCTTAAATGAAGAGGGGGTAGAATATGACCTTGAGTTCGCAGGACAAGCCGAAACAAAGCCTGAATAGTCGTATTGCATACGCCTTGACTGATCGCAAAATTCTGCATTTTCGTTATGATGCACATCTTAGACAGCAGGTAATGAAACAGCTGAGTAAAACACAACGTGAGTTGCTCAATCGTTTAGCTGCTGCAGGTGTGGATGCTTTACCTAAAAAACAATTAGACACACTGCTTAAGGAGCTTAAGCAAGAAGTGGCAAAAGTCTATCAAGAAATGACCGCTTACACGCAAGACGAGTTAAGCGGTTTTTTTGCGGCCGAAACCCAACATATTCATCAGCTTTACAATGATGAAGTCGGCTTTGATTTTTTTAATCCAGTGCCTGAATATAAGCAAAAAGCGAATAAAACCGCAACGATTATTGCAGGTTCACCCTTAGAAGATTGGTGGGCAAAGCAAGGAAATGATTTTGCCTTTAAGTTTGAGGGAATTATTCGCCAAGGGTTGTTAGACGGTCAGCAAACAAGTCAAATGCTTACTGATGTTAAGCATTTGATGAATACGTCTCGCAGACACGCTGAAACCTTAGTCATTACTGCAGTGGCTAAAGTGGCAGATAAAGCTCATCAAGCCTTAAGAGATGAAAACCTTGATATTTTGGCAGGAGAAAAACACCTTTCTACACTAGACACACGAACATCAACGGTATGTCAATTAAGAGATGGGTTAATGTGGGATTTAGATAAAAAGCCGATAGACCACGATGTACCTTATCAACGACCGCCTTTACACCCACGTTGTCGCAGTATTTTACAGCTTGTAACCAAGAGCTGGAAAGAGCTTGGGATTGATGCGGAAGAAATGCCGTCAAGTACAAGAGCAAGCCAAGATGGCCCTGTATCAGAGCAGATTAACTACGAAAATTGGTTGAAAAGCAAATCTCCAGGGCAACAAGATCAGGTATTAGGCAAAGGTAAGGCGGATTTATGGCGTAGAGGCGTGATTACTTTTGCGGATATGTTGGATCAGAGTGGGAGACCGTTGACGTTAAAAGATTTAAGTTATAGATTTGATCCAAATTATATTTATCCAGAAGTTGATACATTTGTATTAAAAGGGACAAAATTTACAAGAAAGCAGTTAGATAGAAAATTTAAGCATATTGAAGATTTTGGCTTTGATAATACTAAAAAAAATCCTAAAATGCTGAAACGATACCAAGAATCAATTATTGAGCATTTAAATGATGTTGAAACAATTGAGTTTGGGCGATATAGATTAGAGGGTTCAAGGGTTTTTTACAATAAAATCACTGGGATGGCGGTAGTAATAGATAAAGATGGAAATTTTGTTACTGCGTTTATTCCTAAAGATGAGCCCGATATGAACCGGTTTCAGTTATCTAATTATTTGAAAAGTGGATATTTACGATGACAAACAAAGAATTTGCTAAACAAGAATGGGATAAAGCTGCTAATGCGGTTTCTTATTTGAAGTCATCTCATTCAAAATTAGATTTTAAGCAGCATTGTATTGATCTTCTAGATGGGAAGAACAGTGTAGATTATTTTATTCTATTGATAACTTGGACTTGGAATAATCATCTTGTTGAATTAAATGGGCTTAGCGGTTTAACTCATTGGGCTATTTGGACGTGCTGTGAAGATTATCCGTTATCAGATGATGACGAGTATCCAGTGTACCCTGCAAATGTTGGTGAATTTAAAGAGGCTGTACAACTTGCTTTAGATGATAATTATTATGCTATTTGGGAAAGACTAGGTCTAAGCGATCAGGAAATTAAAGATCTTTCTCAATAAACTATTTCTACTAACCTAGCCTAAGCGCTAGGTTTTTTTATACCTAAATTTCAACTAAACCGCTTATACAGCAATGTGTAAGCGGTTTTTTATTGCCTGCAAGATAGAAAAGTACACTCGACAAGTAGCGTTTGTGTCTCCCACTCGCTATTTCTTACAGGTTTCTTTTTAGTGGGAAGAAACTAGGAGGCATTTATGCAAGCATTAAAAGCAAAATTCTTTGGTTCAGAAATTTTAGTCATCAATCATAACAGCAAGCCTTATGTACCGATGAAACAGATTGTAGAAAATATCGGTTTAGTCTGGCACGCACAATTCGAGCGATTACAGCGCAATGAGGTTCTTTCGCAAGGTATTCGTGTTATACGAATACCTTCAAATGGTGGTGAACAAGAAGCGGTTTGTTTACCATTGCACTATCTCAATGGGTGGCTATTTGGGGTCAAAGTTTCCAAAGTTAAGCCAGAATTAAAAGAGAAACTTATTCGTTATCAAAAAGAATGTTATGAAGTGCTTTGGGATTACTGGACTACGGGCGTAGCGAAGTGGGATGAAATTCGACAACAGCGTGAAGTTCTAGAAGAAAATGAAAACGCATCAAAAAAACGCGGAAGCGAAGCAGGACGAGCATTACAAAAACGAAAATTAGAAAAGCATACTTATGAAATTGGTATAGCACGGCTAGATAGAATGGAACAGTTATTACTTGATATTTAAGGTGTGGTTATGACGATCGCACCTTTTTTATTACATGAAAATTAACCGCACTTTCGCAAGATCGTGCGGTTTTTATTATCCACGTTTCGGAAGAAACACAACTCACTTAGGAAGGAAATCCAAATGAAATTAAAACTCGATGAAAAAGGCAATGTTGTGGTTGTAGATGGTAAACCCGTGTATACCCACGATGACGGGAAGGAAATCCCTTTTGATGCACCGCAAGCAATGCAAAAAATTTCTTCGCTCAATGCTGAAAACAAGCAACACCGTGAGGCTAAAGAAAAAGCGGAAGCAGAACTCAAAAAGTTTGACGGAATTGATGATGTGGCAAAAGCAAAAGAAGCCTTAAAAACGGTGGAAAACCTTGACGCTAAAAAACTGATTGATGCAGGTGAAGCGGAAAAGGTTAAACAAGAAGTGATTAAGGGTTATGAGCAAAAACTGGCAGATGCTAAAGCGTTAGCAGAGAAAGTACAAGGGCAGTTGCATACTGAGTTAATTGGCGGCTCATTCGCTCGCTCTAAGTTTGTCACAGAGAAATTGGCAATGCCTGTTGATGTGGCTCAAGCGTTCTTTGGTAAGCATTTTAGCATTGATGAAAACGGTGCAATTTTGGCAAAAGATGCGTTTGGCAATGAAATTTTCAGTCGAGTAAAACCGGGGCAACGTGCGGATTTTGAAGAGGCGTTAGAGGCTTTAGTGGATGCTTACCCTAACAAAAACTCTATTCTAAAAGGCTCTGGCTCAAGCGGTGGTGGCGGTGGTGCAGGTGGTTCATCTGCAACAAAACCTAAATCACTGAGTGAATGTAAAACAGATGAAGAGCGAATTGCTTATATGCAATCCGTAGCATAGTGATTATTTAATCCATAAGGAGAATTTATGGCTTTTGATTTGCAAGTCTTTAACAAACAGACCCAAACAGCATTAACCGAAATGGTTGATCAAGATATTCAAAAATTCAATGAGGCATCAGCAGGGACTATCGTTCTGCAAAATGTGCCAACAGAAGGGGATTTCGATATCCGTTCTAGCTTTAAAGCAATTAGCGGTTTAGTTCGCCGCCGTAATGCTTATGGCTCAGGTTCAGTGGACTCAAAACGTTTGCAACAAATGTTGAATGTGGCGGTAAAAGTTGCAGCAGGTACGCCACCACTGGAATATGAACCACAACAATATCACTGGATCTTAAAAAATCCTGAATTAGCGGCAATTACCATTGGTGAACAATTAGCTAAGGCTCGTATGGCGGATATGTTGAACACCGCTGTATTAGCTGGTGTTGCTGCAATTGGTGGTAACACAAAAACTGTGCTTGATGATAAAACGAATGCACCGACATTCCGTACTCTGAATAAAGGTGCGGCATTATTTGGTGATCGTTCAAGTGCGATTAAAGGCTGGGCGTTGCATTCAACCACAATGCATAGCTTATTTGACAATGCATTAACGAATACGGAAAAACTTTTCACTTATGACAACATCAATGTAATTCGTGATCCATTCGGTCGTTTGTTCATTGTTACCGATAGCCCGGCATTAGTTGATACGCAAAATACGGCGTATAACACGCTTGGTTTAGTGGAGAATGCAATCATTGTTAGTGGTAATAATGACTTTAACAGCGTGATTGTACCGAAAACAGGCGGTGAAAATATCTCTGCAACATACCAAGCTGAGTGGACCTACAATGTTGGTATCCACGGATACACCTGGGATATGCAAGCAGGTGGCAAGTCGCCAAATGATTCCGCATTAGGTACACCTACAAACTGGGTTAAATCTGCAACTTTTGATAAAGATACCGCAGGTGTGTTAATCAAAACACGTTAATTAGGCTGGCAGGGCTAACTATTAGGGTTAGCCCTATTTTTTAGGAGTTTAGAATGAAAATTCTCTATTTTACCCACGATTTTTCGTCTGAAAATGTGAAGTTTGCGAAAGAAAATGGATTAACTCTGCGAAATTTAGGTGCGTATCACGCAACGGATTTTATTGAACAATGCGATGCGGTTTGTGGAGATATTCCTGAACGTTATCAGCATTTGCCAAAGCACACATTGCCTGAATCATCTTCTCAACAAAAAACATTAGACAAGATGACCGTGCCAGAATTAACCACCGCACTTAAAGCCTTAAATGTGGAAATTCCACAAGGAGCGAAGAAAGATGAGCTGATTGCGTTATTAAAGCAAGCGAAAGGGGGCGACAATGACCCTGAACGTACCAACGGATAGTTATGTTTCTCTTGAAGAGGCAAATGGCTACCATCAATTGAGGGCCAGTTTTGAGGCGTGGAATGAACTTGATGATGAACAAAAAGCTCGTCGCTTAGTTAGTGCATCAGATTTTCTCGATCACAATTATCGTTTTGTGGGAGAGAAAGCAGATCCTACGCAAATCAGACAATTTCCACGTCAAGAAAGTAGTCAAGAGAGTAGCGAAATTCCGTTACAAGTGAAATATGCGGTTTGCGAATTAGCATTGCAGTCTGATCTAAATCAGAACCCAGAACAGAAGATGGCAAGCGTGAAAGTAGGGCCTATTTCTGTCAATTACGAAAATCAAGCGACTATCAGTGGTAGTAGCAATCGGTTTGAGTATGTCAAAACCTTGCTTTCTCGCTTTTTAAATTCATCATCTACTAACAATGTGTCCTTGTTAAGGGGGTAACTTGTACGGCAAATTAAAGCAAATCTCCAAGCAGTTAATTCAGAAGTTTGGTTCGCCTTGTGTGATTAAAACACAAATATCCGGGCAATACGATCCAACTACGGGAAAAATGCAAACTGAAATCAGTAAACAGAATGCTTACTGTCTTTTTGATAATCTGTCTTATGATTTCCCTTCATTTCAAAGTGGCGGAACTTCTAGAGGGGGAGCTGTTGCGATAGAGCAAGGCGATGTGGTTATTTATCTGACAGAAAAAGCAGAGGTAGGCTCAGCGGTTGAAGTGAATGGCGAAGTCTGGAGCATTATTGCTGTTCAACCGATAAAACCAGCTAACGTTGCAATGCTTTATCAATGCCAAGGGCGGAAACAATGAAATGAGTAGTTTTATTGCACAAATTCAGCAACAAATTGAGCAGATTGAGCAACGGAAAAACTTAGTCATTCGTAAAGTAGCGTTAGATGCTTTTGCGAAAGTGCAAGCGAAATCGCCTGTTGATACGGGAGCGTTAAGGCGAAGTTGGACGGTGTCTGTCTCAGCTTTACCCACGAATTTTAATGGCTCAAATGAACATATTGGCAAGGCGAAATTTGGCGATGTGATTTATATTGCAACTAACTTGCCTTATGCCCCTGCGTTGGAATATGGGCTTTATCCTAATCCTCCGAAAAACCCATCAGGGAAAACGAAGAATGGTTATTCTATCCAAGCTCCTCAAGGTATGGTTCGGATAACCGTTAAAGAGCTAAAAGCATATTTAGCTAGAAATCCAACATTAGGGCTTTGGTAATGAAAAAAATCATTCGATCCATTCTACAAACGCAACTAACGGAATTAGGCAAGTTTAGTACCGCTTGGGAGGGGGTAAACAATAAAGTGAGTTTGCCTTATCAAGCGGTTTTTCTTTCTGTAACAACCAGTGATACAGCAAGCATTTCTGATAAACCGCTTTCTGTTGAAACAGGGTTTTTACAGGTGACCTTGTTCTATCCAAATGGCAACGGCACGCACGCCATTGAAGAAAGAGCGGAGCTAATCCGCAATCATTTTTACGGTCAATCTATCATTGAAGAGAATGTTCAAGTTGTTATCTCTCAACCGCCCACCATTGGCGGTATTTTTTTAAATGATGATAAGTTGGCTTTACCTATCACAATCCATTACACAGCCTACGAGCTGAATAAGGAGTAACTATGGCTCAAGAAGTCAAAAGAACACTGGTTATCAGCAAGGAATCCGTTTTTGGTACAAAACCAGCTAAAACAGGAGCCAAAATCATTCCACGCATTGAAACATCCTTAAATGCCAATTTTGAATCGTTCCAATCAGAAGAAATCCGTTCTGATTTACAACGTTCCGCCTCTATTGTCGGTTTTGAAAAGGTCGAAGGCGACATTAAAGGTGAACTATCGGCTGGGCAATGGTCGCAGTTCTTTGCGGCGGTTTTGCGTGGTGCATTTACCGCAGAGGCTAAAACCCCGATTATTAAGAAAACGTCAAATGGTACTGGCGAGAAAAACGGAAAAATTCTCATTGTGCCTGATGCTAATCACACCACGGATTCATTCACCATCGAAGAGATTTTCCAAGATATTAACGTAAACCGTGTTTATACAGGTTGTCGTGTTTCTAAAATGAGCATTGATGTTCAGCCTAACGGTATTTCCTCTGTCACCGTTTCATTCTTAGGGCAAAAAAGTGAAGAGCTACAAGCCACTTACTTTACAAATCCTACCCCGATTGCTCAATCAGGAAAATTAGCAGGGGTAAAAGGAAAACTGTTACTCAATAAAGCGGAAGTCGGTTTTGTGACAGGTTTTAAAATTGACATCGATCTCGGTGCAAGCAGTGAGCCTGTTTTAGGTGCAACCTATGCGCCTGATGTATTTATCGGTTCAATTAAAGTCAGTGGTTCGTTTTCTACCTACTTGAAAGATAAAGCTATGTGGCAAGCGGTCAGAAATGGCACATCCCTTTCACTTGCCTTACGAATGGATGCAGAAAGCGAAACCAACTCAGATTATGTTACTTTAATTTTACCAGGTGTGAAACTCACTTCATCAGAAGTGAATAGTGGCGATAATTTAATTCAAACCTTGAATTATGATGCCTTTCCTGCTGTTTTTGATGCAGAAAGCACCATTGATGATAGTTTGAAAAAAGCAACCACAATGATTGTACAAGATACATTGGCTTAATAGAGAGGAATTACAATGAACTTAAAAGATCTTGCAAAAGACAGTATTTCAGAAAAATACCGTTTTGAACTGACACATCCTGTCACAGGAGAGGGATTAGGGGTATTCATTCACGTCGTGAGTGCAAAATCAGACCAAGCTCAAAAGTTCTTTGCAAAACAATTACGCAAAGAGCAAAAACGCGAATTGGAAAATGCACGCACCCGTCATCCAAAATTTAAAGAATTGGATGAAATCAAAGAAGACAGCGTTGAACTGGCATTAAATCGCATAGTTGGTTGGGAGAATGTGGAATTTGGCGATAAAAAAGAATTGCCGTTTACAGAGGAAAATGCCCGAATGTTATTAACGGAATGTGATTGGATTATCGAACAAATTCTTGAACATTCAAACGATTTGGGAAAGTTCTTGAAGAGCTAATTGATGATTTGTTGGCATATGCTAAAAAGGAATTTGAATTAGACAAAAAGCCAAAGGATTCTGATTGCACCTTGCGAGAACATCTTTTGGCTATTCAAGAGCAGACTGGTAGTGTTCCTGAAGAGCTTGAGAATATCGAAATTAGCCCAGCGATAAGTTATCTGCTGGGTTTTTTCTATGAGCTATCTCTTTCTCGACAGTCAGGTATGGGGCTTTGTCCCATTACTTATGCTGAGATTGAGGCGTGGAATAGACTGCTTCAGATAGAGTTAGCAGTATGGGAAATCAAGGTAATTAAACAGCTTGATGTGATTTTCCTGAATGTACAAAATACGGAGATTTAGTGTGGAAACCTTTAACTTTAATCCCGATTGGGGAATGCAACTCACGAAAAAGCCTGAGGTGATGAAACTTAAGTTTGGTAATGGTTACGAGCAAGTAGCACCCAAAGGATTAAATCACAATCTCCGCATTTATGATATTTCTTTTAGTGGCGCAGAAAGCCGAATAAAACGAATTGAAGCCTTTTTAAATAATCAAGGCGGTGTAAAAGCATTTTTATGGACTCCGCACGGTTCAACACAAGGAAAATTTCGTTGTGATGAATGGAAAACAAACCAACAACAAGGCTTTTGGACGCTTTCAGCTCAATTTAGGGAAGTGGTAGCGTAAATTTGTTGAAATTTAATCGGTGTAGTGTTAGATTTCAAAAAAAGGAGTCGCATATGTTCTTATTTTCCTGTGTAAAAGCCGTTTTCATCGGTTGGCTGATGAGTTGGGTTATATTTTTCGTATTAGGGGCTTTTGCTCAAGATATTACGCTCTTTCATGCTACGATTTTTGGTCTATCTGTCACCCTTATTGGTTCTGTTGCGATTGGGCTTTATAAAAACAAGATCTATTTGGATCGATTAAAGAAAGAGTTAGACGCTCAACAACAAAAAGATGCCGAGAAAAATCAGGTAAAATATGTAATCATTAAATAGATTTTGCAAAAAATATCAATATCAAACCGCTTGTGTCATGAGATGCAAGCGGTTTTATTTTTGAGGTAGGAAAAATGACAGATTTAGCAACATTAGCCATTAAAGTCACCACAAGCGGTGCGGATAAGTCTGCTCGTGATTTAAACAATGTAGAACGCGCCGCAAAAAGAACAGAAACCGCCACTGAACAATTAAATAAATGCTTTGGGCGTTTACAGGCGTTATTGGCTTTATCTGGAATAGGCGGTGGGATTTCTCACCTCTTAGCGCTGGCGGACAAAATGCAGTCTTTACGCAATCAAGTGCAGTTTGTGACAAGTTCTATGACTGAAATGAACCAAGTGCAAAAGGAATTATTTGAGATTGCCCAACGTACAAGGGGAAGTTTAGAGGCAACAACTTCATTATATACGCGTTCGGCTCGTGCTTTAAAAGATTATGGCTATGCGCAAAAAGATATTCTGCAATTTACTGAAACAATGAATAAAGCAATGGCTGTCGGTGGTGTGAGTGCTGAGGCTCAAGCAAGTGCATTATTTCAGTTGTCGCAAGCTTTGGGTTCAGGGCAATTACAAGGTGATGAATTTAAAACCATTGCGGAATCCGCCCCGATTATTCTTGATGTATTAGCGGAATACATGGGTAAAAGCCGTGCTGAAGTGAAAAAACTGGCAAGCGAAGGACAATTAACATCTAAATTGATTTTTGACGCCTTTAATGGCTCAACAGAAAAAATTAACCAAAAATTTGAACAAATGCCGATTTCATTTGGTGGTGCAATGCAACAAATGGAAAACGCATTTATGAAATTTGTAGACGAACAGAACCGCACTTTAGGTATTACAGAAAATTTAGCGACAGGTATTTCTTTTCTTGCGCAGAATTTTGAATATTTAGCCGGTGTGCTTTTGGCAATTGCAGCTGGCAATGGTGCTAAGTTTATTTCAACGTTGGTTCTTGCTCGAGTGGAAACACACAGACAAGCGCAAGCGAGTTTAATCGCTGCGAAAGCCACACAAACCCAAGCAGCGGCAGAATTAGCGGCTGCACAAGCCAAAATGAATTTGTTGAATTCAGAAATGCAATTAGTACGAACCAAGAAAGCTAGAGCAGCGATTGAGGCTAAAATGGCTCAACAAGCGCAAGTTATTACGGGGCTTATTAATGCGGAGGCAGCTGCTATGAATAATCTTGCTGCAGCTTCTCAACGCGCATCAATTGCAAGCAGTGCAGCCGCAGGAGCCAAAAATTTATTAAGTGGCGCATTAGGTCTTATTGGTGGTCCAGCTGGGGCGGCAACAATTGCGGCAGGTGCATTATTTTATTTCAGCCAAAAGGCACAAGAGGCAAAAGAGGCGGCGTTAGATACCGAGAGTGCGAATAACCGTTTAAAAGAAAGTTATGACGGCTTAAGTGAAAGCGCGTTAACCTTGAAAATTTTTGAGCAAATTCAAGCAATGGAAAATTATGGTGAGCAAATTTCCAAAGTGCAGGCGGAAATTTCCCAAATTCAAACAAGTGCTTGGCAATTTGGTTTAGAGCTGTCTGAAAGTTCCAAGCAAGATATTGAAAAGTTAAACGCGGAATTAGAAAAGATTCGAGAAAATAAAAATATCGATCTTTCAGTTTTAACTAACCAATTAACCGCACTTGGTGGGGTGTTCTTGTCAAATGGCAAAAGCATTGATGATTTTCGTACCAAAATGAAAAACTTAGGTGTTGATGCCAATACGGCAGATAGCGTCATTGCCGGTTTAAGCAATACGATAAAACAACAGAAAGAGGCGGCGCAAGGTGGAGTAAAAAGCAATTTAGAGCTAGATGAGGCGTTTAAAAAATTAAAAGAACGCGCTTTAACGGTAGCGCAAAATCTTGAAGTGGCAAAATTAAAACAACAAGGACAGGCAGAGTCCGCCTTTGTTTTAGCCGGCTTATATGAATTGCTTGGCGATAAAGGCGCTGAATATAATCAAGTGCTAATTGATATTGCCAACGGTACGATTACTGCGGCGAATGCGGCTGATAAAGGCATTGATTTATCTATCGAGACCTTAAATAAACTGATTGAGGGCAGGAAAGTATTACAAGGGATGTTCAAAGATCAGACGCAAACAGAGGGTATTAACCAAAGTTTGAAACCAAGTAATAGAGGCGGCGGTGAAAAAGTGCGCAATAGTTGGCTTCAATTTTATGATGAAGTTCGCAAACACAGCCGTTCCACCCTTGAAGAAATTGACGCCGAGCAACAGCGAATGTTCCAACGTTTGGAAGAGCATAATAAAAAAGGGGTAGTTTCACACGAAGAATATGAGTCAGCAAAATTGGCGATTTTACAACGTTTTGCCAATGAACGTGCAAAATTAGCAGAACAGTTCGCCCCTGAGTTGCAATATGCACGCGAGCTAAAAGAGCATTTACAAGATATTCAACAACTCAATGCAGCAGGGCTTTTAACTCATGACCAAGCAAAAAAAGCCACAGAAAATGCCACTTGGGAGGCTGGAAATAAACAAGCTCAATTAGCCGGGCAAAATGCAGTGAGTGAATATGACCGCTGGAAAGCAGAGTTCGACCCTATGCAAGCAATGAAGAATGAGCAAGCTACGAAACTAGCAGAAAATCAGTCAAGGTATGATCAAATGCTAATTAGTCACGAAGATTTTTTGAAAAGAAAAAATCAACTTGAAGAACAATATCGTAGTAAAACGATTCTTGAGGATTTATCAAATTACTCTGCTGGGTTGCAAAATTTAGGCGGTGCATTTGGTCAAATGGCTGATTTAGCTGCACAATCAATGGGCAAGCAATCTGGTGTTTATAAAACAATGTTTGCGATGTCAAAAGCTTTTGCAGTTGCAGATTCAATGGTTAGACTTCAACAAGCGATTGTGCAGGCAATGGGCGATGGAACAGCGATGACACCAGCTCAAAAATTCGCAAATATGGCTGCGGTGGCTTCGGCTGGGATGAGTGTTATTTCTCAACTGACAAGTATCAGTTTGAGCGGTATGGCGCACTCAGGGATTGATAATATCCCTAAAGAGGGAACTTGGTTGCTAGATCGTGGCGAGCGAGTTGTAGATAGCCGTACTAACCAAGATTTAAAAGCCTTTTTAGCAAATCAAGGAAACCGAAATCAAGCATCGGGTAAATCATCTGTAAATGTTCAAATCATCAACAATGGTAATGCAGTAGATGCCAAAGTTTCTCAAGAAGAAACGCCAGATGGCACTCATATCACAGTGGAATTGTTAAAAACAATGAGAGGAATCGCAAGAGAAGAAAGTCAGAATGCGATCACCAATAATTTCGCTCGTGCGGGTGGTCAATTTAGACGATAGGAGTATGTAATGCCAAAAGCCCTACCCCAAAAAATGGCAAACGAACTGCCAAAACTGGAACAAAATGCCTTGATTGAACTGTGGGAAATTGATTTAAGGCATATCAGCAGTAATAGCGACCAAACACAAAAAGGGGAGTTATTACGCTTTCACAATGGCTTAAATCAAGGTCAGCAGAATGTTTGGTGGCAAGGTAACGAATACCAAGCCTATCCAATTAATGCGGACGGTTTTGAAATTAGCGGTCAAGGTCCGAGTAACCGACCGACTTTAACAATCTCAAACCTGTACGGCATTGTCACCGCTTTAGCCGCAGATTTCGGACAAGGAATTGGGGCAAAGGTGACACGTCGTTTAGTCTATGCTCAATTCCTTGATGCTCGCAATTTCCCTAACGGACAAAATCCACAAGCCGATCCGACACAGGAAAGTGTGAGTTTATTCATCATTGAGCAGTTAAAAAGCCTAAATGATGAAGTAGCGACATTTGAGCTGGCTTTACCCGCAGAAACAGATAATGCTCGCATACCGTTGTTGATGATTACATCAGATACCTGTATTTGGCAATATCGCTCTGCGGAGTGTGGCTACACAGGCGGACCTGTTGCCGATGAAAAGGATAACCCGACAACCGATCCGAAAAAAGACGCTTGTTCCCACTGTTTGCGTGGTTGCAAGCTGAGATTCGGGGCTAACGCCATTTTACCGTTTGGGGGCTTTCCAAGTACAACGCAGTATGGGGCTTAATATGACACTTGAAGAAAAAATCATTGCTCACGCCAAACGCTCAGAACCGCACGAAAGTTGCGGTTTTGTCGTTTCTAAGGGCGGTGAGTTACGTTATTTTCCTTGTGAAAATGTGGCTGTCGATCCGATTAATCATTTTGAAATTTCACCTGATGATTGGATTCGGGCGGAAAGCGTAGGTGAGATTGTGGCGGTTGTTCATTCTCACCCTGATTCAGACACAGAAAAGGGATTGCCTTATCTATCAACCGCAGACAGAGAATGTCAAGTGCGGTTAAATCTGCCGTTTTGGTTGGTTTGCGACGGAAAATTGCAAAAATTCCGCCCAATCGCACCGCTTGTCGGTCGTCCGTTTGAGAATAACAAGCAAGATTGTCGCAATATCTTACTTGATGCCTATATGTTGTCGGGATTGGATTTGCCCGATGATGTGACCTATGAATTTGAATGGTTTAAATCAGGCAACTTGTATGAAGAAAACTTGCTCCGCTTTGGCTTTGAGCGGTTAGATTTTGAAGAACAGCCCCAGCTTGGCGATATTGTGTTACTGCAAATTGGTAGCGATGTGGCTAATCACGCAGGCATTTACCTTGGTCATCAAATGATGTTACACCACAGCGAAGGGCGATTGTCTGCCCGTGTGCCTTATGACGGTGCTTGGTTACAACAAACGCATAGTATTTGGAGATACCCGAAATGGTCAGAGTTAAATTTTACGGCGATCTTAAACGATTTGAGCCTAACGAACCGATAGTGCTTGAAGTCAGTTCATTTAAAGAGCTGATGAGCGGACTACTTAGCCAGATTCAAGGGTTAAGTCAACATTTACGCAAAGGTTATTACAAAGTCCGAATCGGAAAACGCTATTTAAGCGAAGAGCAGATAAAAACCAATCCTACAATGACACTTGCAGATGATTGCACTGTACATTTTACGCCTGTGGTGGCGGGGGCAGGGAAATCGGGTGTCCTTAGTATTGTTGCTGGTGCACTTTTAATTGGTGCCGCCTTTATGCTTGGTCCAATGGGATTCGGAATGGTTCAAGGGATGACTGCGATGATGATGGGAAGTATGGGAGCTAGTCTTTTATTAGGAGGGGCGATGCAAATGCTTGCTCGTCCACCAGATATGAACACGAAATTAAGTGATAGCGAAAAACAGCAAAGTACATCATTCTCAAACATTCGCAACCTTACCCCACAAGGCAGACCGATTCCGTTGCTTTACGGAAAAATGATGACAAGTCTTATCTTGATTTCGCAGGGTATTGATGCTTTTGATGATATATCGCAAGGTACATAAAAAACAAAACCCCGAACACTCGCAATGTTCGGGGCTTTTCATTCCTATTAAGAACGATTTAAAAGGAACGACAATGGAAGATATTTTAAAACTAATTTTACCTTTATTCAAGGAATTAATGATGAAACATTCGATTTGGTCGATAGCCTTTGCAGTATCTATCCCAATCTTATTTTGGGTATCAGCGGATCTACTACGAGCAATTATTGAGTTGATTAAATTGCTATCCATCTGAACTGGTGAAATAAAGATTGACGATAAAATATCGCATTTAGCCATAGCCTTATTCAAGGAGATATTTTCTATGGTTGAAACATTATCAACTTGGCGATTTATTGCCATTTTAATTACCATCATTATTTGCTTTGTAATTTGGAAAAGCCCAGACATTATAAAAGCGCTTTACAGCATAAAGACGAAGTAGTGGAGGGAATTTGTAAAATGTTAGAACTAATGGATAAATCAAAGATTGCCAAGCGTTACGTTTGGGCTATCAGTTTATTGATCATAATGTGCGTAATGATGTGGCTTACACCTGATTTTTTAAGAGCATTGGCAGATTTCATCTTGACCCTGAAAAATGCCTAACCAACAGGCGTATTGCTACGCCTGATTTACCCTTTACTGTTGTTCAATTGGTTGATTTTGTAGTTGTTCAACTGCTAATTTAATCAGTTGATTTTGTGGAATGTTTCGTTCACGGGCAAGTTGTTCAATTAGAGCGATGGTTTCCACACTGAGTTTATATGACTTTGCTTTTACACCACGCTTTTCATCTGAGCGAGCTTTTATTTCATTGATTGACAATTTCATTATTTTTCCCCATAATTTGAAGAACTAGGGGAGGCTGGTCCCCTAGTAAGTTATCAGATTAGTAAACTGGCAAAGACCAGAGTAACAAAATGATAACTAGGATAATGTATTTAAACATTTGATTATCCTCTTCAAGCGTGAGGATTAAGCCTCACACTCGCTTTCAGTCCGTGTTAAATTTCCTAGGTCTAACTACTGAAAGCGAGGTTATTATAGTTCGGTACACCGAATAAATCAAGTATTATTTTAGAAAAGCCTACATTTTTCGGAATGTGGGCTTTTTATTTGCCCCCCCAAAACTTCAGAGCAGTATTGAGTTAATGGCAACAAACAACAGCAAAAAAAATTATGCTGTTTACTAGGCTTATCAGAAATGGTAAGCCTTTTTTATTTGACAAATAAAAAACAAACCCCGAACGACTGCAATCGCTCGGGGTTTTAATTTACCCCTTATACAAGTTTAGCAACTAAGGAGCAATTTTGATTAAGTATACACCAAAACATCAAGTAAAGGTAGGTGGAAAAATGAGTAAAGAAGGTGCTGATAAAGTTGGGAATAAATTAGCAAATGCAGTATTGATTTTGGCAACTTGTTTGGGAATTAGTGCGTTAATGATTGCATATTCTTATTTGATGTAGTAGTATTTATCCCACAGGTCTCAAAAGCCTTTTATCAGATACGGTTATTTCACCCCGTCAGCGTGATTTTTTTGTTTCTATTGTTTGTTGCCAAATAACTTTAGGACAAAAGTAACAATTTATTTCAATGATCGACAGTGCGACTAATACAACACCGCAAGGGAATACGTCCGCTGGCTTATCTGACCAGTTTTGAGCTGTCGATCACCCGATTTATTCGGGATTTTCTCTCAAAAGGAAATCAGATATGTCTACTCAATTAACTATTCTTAAAACATCAATTCGTACTTTTGAAAATCTTTATTCTTTAAACGATCTTCATTTAGCAAGTGGCGGAGAAGATAAACACCGTCCAACATTTTTCATTCGCCTTGATACAACAAAAGATCTTGTGAAAGAAATTGAGAGTGAAAATTCTGATGTGCAGATCTGCACATCAATAAAATCACTCCGTACAGGCGTTAATAAAGGCACTTGGGCTTGCGAAGAATTAGCCCTAGCCTATGCAACTTGGATCAGCCCAAAATTCCACTTGGTTGTACTGAGAGCGTTTATTGCAATGCATAAAGGGGGATTGCAAAATTCTACGCAAATCGTACCGCTTGAACCTAAACCCGATGTCGTTCTTCCGCACGAAAAAGCAGAACAGATTGCCAAATACTTGGTAAGAGCAAGAGCCTTTGCAAAAGAAGTGGAAGTATTTCATCGTAAACTGTACGAAGATTTAGGCATTTCTCGCTATGTTAAAAACGATATTGCAGGGAAAGGCTACGACATCGCACATGAATTTAACGTATGGCTTGATCCTTTTATTGAACAAGTCTTACCCCAGCTTAATCAACAACGATTAGCAAGATTTTAAGCAAAAATTTAAACAAAACCGACCGCTTGCGACCTAGCGTTGCAAGTGGCTTTTGTCGTACCTGAAATTTAACCGCCGTTACAGTTTCCTGTAACGGCTTTTTTATTGGAGAAACATTATGGGCGGTAAAAAAGGCGGTGGTGGCCATACACCTTACGAAGCACCCGATAACCTAAAATCAGCACAGCGATTAAGTGCGATTGGCTTAATTTCGCTAGGCCCTATTCGTGGTGCGGTGACAGCAGATCAGTATCAGAGTGCCTTCTTTGATTACACGCCGATCAAAAACTCGAAAGGGGAATGGAATTATCAAAATACGTTAATTCGTTACCGTTTAGGCTATCAAGACCAGCAACCCCTTGAAGATTTTGATGCGTCAGAGCGAGAAGTTTCTGTGGGTGCAGAAGTGAAACTAGAACACCCTATTTCTCGCACGGTGATTGACCCTGATATTGATCTTTTGCGAATTACTTTAGGTGTGAATGCGTTGTTTAGTCAAAACGATCAAGGCGATACGCACGGCACATCGGTGCATCTAGAGATTTTAATTAACGGTCAATCCCGACAAACTGTAGTGATTAACGGTAAATCTTCATCACGTTTTCATCGTAGTTATCTGATCGACAATTTACCGCCACGACCTTTCATGGTGACGGTACAACGTGTTACGCCAGATAGCAAAAGCCAACGTTTGCAGAATGCGACATTTTGGTCAAGCTACACGGAGATTATTAGTGCCAAATTGAGCTATCCCAATATGGCGATAGTGGGAATTAAAACCGACTCACGTTATAACCCGAGCTTTCCAAACATTAACTTTCTTTTGTATGGTCGTTTGGTTAAAGTGCCGAGCAATTACGATCCTGATACCAGAACCTATGGCAGTGGTTTATGGCGTGGGGATTTTAAACTGGCGTGGACGAATAATCCTGCGTGGGTGTTTTACGATTTAGTCACCAACAAATTAGCTGGCTTAGGGCAACGTTTAGGCGATTATGGCATTGATAAATTCCAGTTGTATCAAATTGCTCAATACTGCGATCAACAAGTACCAGATGGCTATGGCGGTGTTGAGCCTAGAATGGTGGCAAATTTATGGCTGACAGAGCAACGTGATGCTTATTCGGTGATTTCGGATATGGCGTCGGTTTTCCGTGCGATTGTAGTGTGGAATGGTACGCAATTAACCGCTATTCAAGACAGAAATGCCGATCCTGTCTGCTCATTTACTCAGGCGAACGTTATTGACGGTAAATTTAATCGCCAGTATGTACCGCTTAAGTCCATTTTTACCGCCGTTGAAGTGGAATATGCCGACGAACGTAACAACTATCAAAAAGCAATTGAGTATGTGGCAGATGATGCGATGATCAAACGTTATGGCTATAACGTGAAGAAAATCGTTGCGTTTGCCTGTACTTCTCGTGGGCAAGCTCGCCGTTATGGTAAATGGGTGCTTGAAACTTCTCGCTTAGAGCAATGCACGATCAGCTTTAGCGTAGGGCGTGAAGGGTTACAAGTATTACCGGGTGACATCATTGAAATTGCAGATAAATCCTATGCTAATGTCAATCTTGGTGGGCGTGTGTTAGCCATTAACGGCAGAACCGTTACCCTTGATGCACCGATTGAAGTTCAGGGCGAAAAGCACCTAAGTTATTTAGTTAATGATAACAACGGACAGCGGTTAGTTCGTCGCAAAATTTCGCAAATTAATGCCCAAAACAAATCGCTTGTGACATTAGATAGCGAACCAACAGGCTTACAAATAATGGATACTTGGGCGTTACATACCCCGTTAGTCAGCACACAACGCTATCGTGTGCTTGGCGTGGCGGAAAATGAAGACGGTAGCTACGGCATTACCGCATTACAGCACGAGCCACAGAAAGAGCGAATTGTTGATGAAGGGGCAATCTTTACTCCTTTGTCTGAAACACGCCATAAAGTTGAGCCACAATTAACACACTTAGGCGTACAACCGACGTTGAGCGGTGATATGAAAGTGTCGTGGGAAGTGACATCAGGTAATGGCACGGTTAAATATGACATCAAAGTCTTAAAAGACGGAAAGTTGTATCTGTTTAAACGTGATGAATCCAGTAGTGAGCTGAATCTTGCAGATTTAGCAAATGGTGAATACCAAGTCACAATTATTGCAAGAGATGCACAAGGGCGGATGCTGAGCGAAAAAGTACAATCCTTTACGATTGACAATCCACCTACCCCTAAAAATGTATCGGTATCGGGCGGTTTATCAGGTATTACGCTGTCTTGGGATTTTGTGGACGAAGCCACGCAAACGGAAATCTGGGCAAGTTCAACCAACAACCTAGCCAACGCAGAGCGGATTGCAAAAGTAACCGCAAATATCTACACCCACAATGTAGGTCCACGCCAAACACGTTATTACTGGCTACGTCATACTCGTGGCATTAACGTGGGGGATTGGTATCAACAGCAAGGTTTAAGTGCAGAAACAGGGGCAGATATTGATGCGGAGCTTGCGTTACTGAATGAAAAGCTAAGTCAAAATATCATTGAAGAAGTCTTTGATACAGCAATGCCAGCTCGCAAATTGGAGATGATCAAAACCGTTGCTCGTATTGACAACCTAACGGAAAACATTGGGCATAACCAAGTGTATAACGAGGCTGACGGCAAGTTATATGTATGGGACGGTAGTAAATACACTGCTAAAGTACAAGCGGTCGATTTAGAAGGAAAACTAGCAAGTAGCCAGTTGGACCAAGCCCTTGTTAATCAGCTTACCCAAGCAAGTAGCACTGCAAATAATGCCTTATCAAAAGCTAACACGGTACAAAGTGCGTTAGCTCAAGAAGCCACTCAACGCACGCAAGCGATTCAAGCAGAGACAAGAGCGAGAACCACGGCAATCTCTGCCGAAGCAACTGCAAGAACACAAGCCTTGCAAGCGGAAGCAAATGCTCGTGGTACAGCCGTGAGCCGATTGGAGCAAGCCGACCGTGAGAAAGCTCAATTAATAGCCACTACAACCGCTAAAGCCGATAATGCGTTATCAGGTTTATCTGAAGAACGTCAAGCTCGTATTGCGGCAGATAATGCCGAATCACAAGCACGAACTGCCTTGACTGCAAGAGTGGCGAATACGGAAGGGAGTGTAACAACTCTTTCTCAAAGTTTAAGTACTCATACCCGAAACTTAAGCGAAATAACACAGTCGTTAAATTCTCGTGTAGGTGGAATAAACTTATTCTCAGTTGTAAATGCAAGCCTTGATGGCATAGGGGAAACACTTGTTACTAGAACGGTGATCAGTGAAAAAGATGAGCATTTTAAGTTGGTAATTAAAGATACGGGAGTCTTTAATATCAGAATTCATAATACATTAAAAGCCTATTTGCCGACGTTAAAATTAGGCGATAAATATGTATTATCACTACAAATTAAGGCATCTAAAGTTGGAAGATTGGCAAGAATAGGAGTGGATTTAGGGCATTATGAAGTAGCCTCCGAATCTCGCGATGTGGATGTCAACCTGGATTGGAGAGTAATTGAAGTTCCAGTTGTTGTATCTAGTACACATAACCAACTTTACCAGTTCCTTCTACTTAGATTTGAGAACTGGCAAATAGATGATTGGGTGGAAATTCAAAATGTTCAATTGCAAAAAGGTGAAAAGGCGACGGCTTTTAGTCGATCATCATTATTAACACAAGCAGAACTAACGAATCATAAATCAACTCAAGCGGAAGTGGATAGGGTACAGTCAGAACAACTGGTTGCTCATACTGCACGCTTGGGTGCGGCAGAAGCAACTATATCTAGTACCAGTCGCACAGTAACAACATTAGACGGTAAAGTGCAATCAATGCACACAATCCAAGCAGTATCTATTGCTGGCAATAGAAAAGCACTTGCGGGCATCTCTTTAGGCTCAAATGGAGGAACTGAAAGTTCTGTTATTGTGATGGCAGATAAATTTAACGTTGTCAAAAATGCGCAAGATGGCAACATCACGCCGATGTTTGGCGTGGTTAATAACAAAGTTGCTGTTAATGGCGATTTGATTGCGGACGGAACTATATCTGCTCGGATGATGGCAGCGGACTCGGTACAGGCTGGTACAATCCAAGCAGGAGCGATTAACGCCAACCATTTACAAGCAGGGCAAATTAGTGCTGATAAATTGGCAATTGGGTTAGGGGGGAACTTACTGTATAACCCGATTTTTGCTAATAACGGTAACGGTTGGGTCTATTATGTTAATACAAATAACATTGAGAATAACGGATATGCTTTTAATAATGATACTGGTGCATATCGAAGTGGAGCGTATTTACCAACAGAAAATCAATTTAGATTACAGCGTTCTCGTAAGTCAATTACAGGGGACGCAAGATTAGGTGGGTTGTATCAAAATATAAAATTGACACCTAACACCTATTATTGTTTTTCAGCTTATGTAGGCGCACACAGAAGTTATGTTGATTTAGGCGTTGAGTTAGGTGGCGTACAAGTTATCAGTAGAAGTTGGAGTGGACGAGGGCATACAGGAGGTTATCCAAACAATACAATTGATACTGGTATTGAAAATTCATATCGTATTTGGATCTTATTCAAAACAAATGCTACCAATTCTGCTGAAACCAATTATCGTTTAATCATTAACACTTGGGGACAAAACGGTCAAGATAGTCCAATGTTTGTTATTAGACGACCAATGCTTGAAGAATGTACTCAATACACCACTCAACCGTCTGCGTGGGTAAATAGCGGTGTAACCGCCATTCACGGCGGTTCTATTGTTACAAACACCATTACTGCCCAACAAATAGCGGCTAATACTATTACAGCGAATGAAATTGCAAGTAATGCGATTGCAACTCGTCATTTGTCTGCGAAATCTATCAATGCTAATCATATTGCTACTAGAACGCTGACAGCAGATAAACTCAATATTAATAGCTTATCTGCGATTAGTGCGAATTTGGGGGCAGTAACGGCGGGGAGCATTAACATTAATAATCGCTTTAAAGTCAATACGAGTGGTCAAGTTGAAATGAGGTCAGCGACAGCAAATGTCGGTATGGTGATTAACAACGACCAAATTGTCGTCTATGATGAACAAGGTCGAATAAGAGTAAAAATCGGGAGGTTATAGATGTCGATTTATATTATTACTGGTGTCGTCAGTTTATTAGCAGTCTTCGGACTGCTTTTTTATTGGCACAAAAAGCGTAAAAAGGCGAAATCGCAAACGACAACAAAACAGGAGCATGATGTGGAGAGTTATGGCGTACAGGTGTTTGACGAGAATGGTAGATTACAAGCCACCTTAACAGAACGAGAAATGAATGTAGTACATTATCACTTTTATTACCCTAAAGGCACAGGTAAGCAACGAGATATGAAATATCTTGCTCAACTTGTTAGGCAATATCCTGGCTATTTGGCATCAGGAGGGGTGAATATTGATGGGGCTGGCACTTGGACGTGGGACAGTGGATCGAACGGCTATGAAGTAAATCCACAACAACCCGTGGTAATGGGCGAAGAGTGGTACGCGATGTCTGCGGTAGCCGAAGAATCGTCAAATCCTTTTATCAGACCTTGGACGATGCCAGGATCGGCTTGTATTTACGACAAAAACAACAATAAGTTTATTTGTCGTGCCGATAATGCGTATATTTCGGGATTACTAATCACTGTGGGGAGCAAGTAATGACAGCACAAGGGATTCAATTGGATCGTCTGCAAATCAAGCAAGATTATCGAGCCTTAAATTTTCTGGTGCGTGGTGTGACTAGACCTTATGGTAATCACATTGAGGTATTTGAGTTTACTTCAAACTCACAACCTACCGTCTTTGCACGTCCGGTTGCTGATAATGTCAACACAGCATCACACTATTTAGTAAAAAATGGAAATAGCTACAAAGCCTACTTTTTGGCCAAGGTTGAAGTCTTTGTTTTCAGCCAAGACTTAAATCGCAAAGCACCCTACGGCATTGAGATTGTTAATGAAGCAGGCAATAAATTTTTCAGCACAGGAGATTACCCTGTAAAACCTATTGGCATGTTCTATCTGCCAGCGATTGGGCCAAATGGCTATGTTCAATGGCAAGTCTCGAATACGGATAAGGTTGCCTATAATCTGCTGAATAACCGAATGTCGGTGGCTTATAGACCAACATCTAAGACAATCACTTATTGGAGAGATGTGGTTAAACGGGTAGGTAGCTACTTTAGAGTAGAGCACGCAGTAGTATATAGCGGTTCTTCTTATGGTGGCGACCACTATATACAAAACACAGATAATATCGGTGCATTAGGTAAAAGTACACCAAGTGCAATTTGCCTTATTGATATTTCAAACATTCCGTAAAATTTTTTACCGAACTCACCGCTTGTAACAATACAAGCAGTTTTTTTTCTAAAACAAACCAAAGGAGTATTATATGGCAACATTTAACAAAATCTTAAATCCACTTTATTCAACAATCTCTGGTTTCAATATGGATCAGAGTGGTTCAATGAATGTTACCTATCAAATAGGTACAGCAGTTGAAAATGAAGAAAACCAAGTAACAGAGTTCAATCCGATTGTGACTGAGTATAAATATCTCGATACTCAACAAGCAATGGAAGTAATGATGCAACCACTCAAAAAAGAAGATATTGGTAAGTCGTTCCAAGATTTGATGATTAGGCGTATTTACGACTATATGAAAGAGAAGGGGATGATTCTGGTGTAAGGATAAAGCCTACACAACGGAGGCTTTATCCAATAAATAGATTATTTCCGCCTCATTAGTTCAGCAACTTTCTATTGAAAGTGGGGTTAGATGCTGAACGATAAAATCCATAAAAATCATAAATACCTATAATTTATAAGTAACACCAAAATTACACCGTTTTTAATATATACCATGAATAATAATGGTTAAAGATGCTCGCCCAGAGCACCATTTGACTTTACGTAGCTGTTCGTAGCTTATCGTAAAAACTAAATAAAGCCTTGAATATCAATGATTCAAGGCTTTTTTCTTATCTTTTTATATCGTAATTTATCGCTACCTATCTCACATTTTAGTAACACAGTTAGTAACACAGAACAATCTCGTGTTACTATCCAAAAACCGTTTAATTGTTGGGAAAATACTCATGGCAAGAAAATTCACACGATTATCAGCAATGGAAATTAAAGAAGCTAAACCCAAAAATAAAGAATATAGTCTGCATGATGGGGATGGTTTACTATTAAGAATTAGACCTACTGGAAGTAAAACTTGGCTCTTTAATTATTCAATCCCATTTACAAAAAAGCGAACTAATCTAAGAATTGGCTCTTTTCCTGAAATTTCACTGATTCAAGCTCGTGCGAAACGTGAAGAATTTAGGGCTTTACTTGCTCAAAACATAGATCTACAAGCAGAGAAACTTAGACAACAAGAAGAAGCTCAAAGCCAAATTAGAGATACTTTCTATTCAGTCTCAACAAGCTATTTCAACGGTATTTACAAACAGAAAGCCAAAAATGCAGAAACACGTGAAAATAATTGGACTAGATTAGAAAATCATATTTTTCCTTATATTGGAGAAAAGCACGTATCAGAAATTACGGTAAGAACTTTAGTACAAGTTTATGAAAAAGCTGCTAATCGTAGTAATACTTTGAAAAAAGTCCATCAACTTGTCAGCGTTATCATGGATCATGCTGTTACAAAAGGAATCATAGAAAGCCATAACTGCAGATTGGCTATTAAAAGCTTTTATATTGAATCATCAAAACCTAATCCCACAATTAAACCTTCTGAATTACCAAAACTATTTCAAGACCTATCAAATTCTCAAATATCAAAAAAAACTTACTTTTTGATCTGTTGGTCATTTTTGACTGCTTTACGCCCAAATGAAGCAGTTAGTGCAGAATGGGCAGAAATTGATTTTGAGAATAAACTCTGGAACATTCCAAAAGAAAAGATGAAAGGGCAAGCAGACAAAAACGCCCTCATACTGTACCTTTATCTTCTCAAGCAATTCAATTATTAGAAATCATGAAATTCTTTTCGGAAGGTAGCCGTTTTATTTTTGTTGGTCGTTCTTCAAATAATCAACCAATGAATAAAGCAACTGTAAATGTCACCCTAAAAAGAATCGGATATAAAAATAAACTTACTGCCCATGGAATACGAGCATTTATAAAAACATTTTTAGCATCTCAAAAGATTGAAAGAAATGTATCTGAAACTGTACTTTCTCATTTATTGGAAGGAGGGGACGATTTAGAAAATACTTATAATCGATATGATTACTTAGAAGAGCGAAAATCTGTGATGCAACTTATCGGAGATTACTGCGAATCCCGTGGTATGGATTTAACATTTGATGTAAAAAAACAAAGCCTATAATATTTTTTTTATAAAAAATGGAGCCTCTCCCACAATTTGTGTAAATACCTGTTTCTGAGATAATACATTCAGACACAGGTATTTTATTATGAACGAAAAACAACTTCACGCCTTGGCAGCGGAATTTGCCAAAAACCTAAAAACACCAGAAGACCTCAATCAATTTTCACGGATGCTCAAGAAAATCACCGTCGAGGCCGCGTTAAATGATGAACTGACCGACCATCTTGGTTATCTAAAACGAAAATTCAGCTTTGCATTGTGCATTTAGTGCGTAACAGCTTGAAATTCGTTTCGTGGAAAGATTACAAAGCCGTCACCGCAGATTTAAAGCAGGTTTATCAGGCCCCGACGGAAGTACAAGCTCGCGAAAATCTGACCGCACTTTCGCAAAAATGGCAGGCAAAATACCCGCTTGTAAAGATGCATCAAAAAAATGGACAATGCCGATTCAGAACTGGAAACTGGCGATGAATCGATTTATGATTGATTCTGGTGATCGCTTAGACGATCACCGTTAAGTTGAAATGGGTGTTTACACAGAATTTGGGATAGGGTCACGCCAGATGGAACTCACATCACCGTCGAATTATTAAAAACAATGAGAGGTATCGCAAGGGACGAAAGTCAGAAAGCGATTACCAATAATTTCGCTCGTGCGGGTGGTCAATTTAGACGATAGGAGTATGTAATGCCCAAAGCCCTACCCCAAAAAATGGCAAACGAACTGCCAAAACTTGAACAAAATGCCTTGATTGAACTGTGGGAAATTGATTTAAGGCATATCAGCAGTAATAGCGACTCAACCAGAAAAGGGGAGTTGTTACGCTTTCACAATGGCTTAAATCAAGGTCAGCAGAATGTCTGGTGGCAAGGTAACGAGTACCAAGCCTATCCAATTCAAGCGGACGGTTTTGAGATTAGCGGTCAAGGTCCGAGTAACCGACCGACTTTAACAATCTCAAACCTGTACGGCATTGTCACCGCTTTGGCGGCAGATTTCGGGCAAGGGATTGGGGCGAAAGTGACCCGTCGTTTAGTTTACGCTCAATTCCTTGATGCACGAAATTTCCCTAACGGACAAAATCCACAAGCCGATCCGACACAGGAAAGTGTGAGTTTGTTCATCATTGAACAGCTAAAAAGCCTAAATGATGAAGTGGCGACATTTGAGCTGGCTTTACCCGCAGAAACAGATAATGCACGCATACCGTTGCTGATGATTACATCTGATACTTGCATTTGGCAATATCGTTCTGCGGAGTGTGGCTATACAAGCGGACCAGTTGCCGATGAAAAAGATAACCCGACAACCGATCCGAAAAAAGACGCTTGCTCTCACTGTTTGCGTGGTTGCAAGCTGAGATTCGGGGCTAATGCTATTTTGCCGTTTGGTGGCTTTCCAAGTACGACGCAACATGGGGCTTAAGCAAATAGCGGTTCTATGTGAAATGTAGCACGCTGTTCTAATTGCCACAAATCAAAATCTGCTTGCATACCTAACCATAATTTTGGTGTGGTATTAGGCAATAGCTGACTTAAACGGAGTGCCATTTCAGGGGTAATCGCTGATTTTTCATTGATAATACGAGATAGACAGACACGAGTGACACCAAGTTGTTTAGCAATTTGAGTAATGCTAGTGTCGGCATTATCTAGGTATTCTTTTAGCAACAAGCCTGGATGTGGTGGGTTAAACATTCTCATTCTTCAGCTCCTTAATGATAATCTTGATAATCCACAATTTCTGCGTGACCGTTTTCAAATTTAAAGGTTAAACGCCAGTTTTTATTGACTTTGACACTCCAATGCCCAACAAGATTACCTTGTAATGGGTGTAAATCCCAACTAGGGAAGTTCATTGCAGAAACAGTTTCAGCGTTCTCTAGTGTCGCAAGTTGAAGACGCAATTTAGAAGCGTGATTAGCTTGAATACCTGCTGTTGAACCTGTTTCAAAAAATAGCTTTAAGCCTTTATGTTTAAACGAGAGAATCATTGTGGTTATCCTTTTTGTATACAGTAAGTATACACTTAAATCTTAACTTGTAAATAGGTTGTATACAATAATGCAAAATATCTCTTTTACAGAACAAATTTTATATCACGCCAAACGCTCAGAACCGCACGAAAGTTGCGGTTTTGTCGTTTCTAAGGGCGGTGAGTTGCGTTATTTCCCTTGTGAAAATGTTGCTGTCGATCCGATTAATCACTTTGAAATCTCGCCTGATGATTGGATTCGGGCGGAAAGTGTGGGTGAGATTGTAGCTGTCGTTCATTCGCACCCTGATTCGGACACGGAAAAGGGCTTGCCGTATTTATCAACCGCAGATCGCGAGTGTCAAGTGCGGTTAAATTTGCCGTTTTGGTTGGCGTGTAGTGGCAAGTTGCAAAAATTCCGCCCAATCTAGAGATATTAGATTTAAATAGTTTACACCAGGCATTACAAATTGATATAAACCGTTATATTTCAT